GCTGCCTATACCGCAGTCGTGAACGCCGAGGCGGCGAAGGAGGTCAACGACAACCCGGATGACTTCTACGACGCCGCCGTTGCTGCGGCTGCCAAGGCGACTCGCGATGCGAACATCGTGGCCATCAAGGCTGCGGCTACGCATGACGAGCTGGATGCGCTGGGCCTGTAAGTCATGTCCGAGCGGTATCCCGGCGGCCTGATCCGAAAGACACCCCCGACGATCACTCCCCCGGTTGCGGGGGAGGGTGGCAGTGCGTCCGGGGTCTGGACTCTGGCGGATGTCTTGGCGGGGGAAAAAGCGGACATCTGGCCGAAGCCTGTGTTGCCAAGGGCGCTTTATGCTTGGGGTTCTGGAGCTTCCGGTCAGCTTGGTCAAAACAATGTTATCTCCGCATCCAGCCCTGTCCAAATTGGCGCTCTCACGAACTGGTCACAAGTCTCGGCTGGGTCAAGCCACTCATTGTCCACAAAAACAGACGGCACTCTTTGGGCGTGGGGCTCTGGCTCGCTTGGAAAACTTGGTGATGGATCTGCAATTAACCGATCCAGCCCTGTCCAAATTGGCGCTCTCACGAACTGGTCACAAGCCTCGGCTGGGTCAAGCCACTCATTGTCCACAAAAACAGACGGCACTCTTTGGGCGTGGGGTTATGGTGGCAAGGGCCAACTCGGCGATGGAACTGTCATCAGCCGCTCCAGCCCTGTTCAAGTTGGGAGCCTTACAAACTGGTCACAAGTGTCGGCAGGAAACTCTCATACTGCTTCCACGAAAAGTGATGGAACTTTGTGGGCTTGGGGATACAACAACAACGGCCAACTTGGTCAAAACAACGTAACATATCGCTCTAGCCCTGTTCAAATCGGAACACTCACAAACTGGCGTCAAGTTTCTGCGGGTGAAAACTTCTGCGCTTCCATTAAAACAGACGGCACCCTATGGTCTTGGGGCAACAACGGCAGCGGTCGACTTGGCGATGGCACAGTCATCAACCGCTCTAGCCCTGTACAGGTTGGCGCTCTCACAAACTGGGCGCGAGTCTCGGTGGGATCAAATCATTCCTCGTCCATAAAAACCGACGGCACGCTTTGGGCGTGGGGTTCCAATAACGACGGCCAACTTGGTCAAAATAACACCACTAGCCGTTCTAGCCCTGTTCAGGTTGGCGCTTTGACAAACTGGGCGCAGGTTTCAGCCGCCATTTTAGGCTTCATGGCTGTGAAAACAGATGGCACTCTATGGGGGTGTGGTCAAAACGGTAGTGGAGAGCTCGGTGATGCTACCACCGTTACAAAATCCAGCCCTGTCCAGATTGGAGCTTTGACCAACTGGTTTCAGGTTGCGGCAGGCAGCACCTCTACCCTCGCCATCACCAAAGGCTAACCCGTGAAATCCCTCAACTACGGCTACGACCAGACGGTCACCAAGGCGTACATCATCCGGGTCAGGGGCCACGAGCCCTCCGAGGTCAAGGCAAAGAGAGCCGCCGAGAGCTGCGATCTGGCTGGCATGCCGTGGGAATATTGGGACGCCTACGACGGCATCCAGAACCCGATCCAGCCGCCAGAACACCACGGCGGCGTCCCGGCCATGGTCAAGGTCACCGACCACTACATGACCCGAGGCGAGGTGGCCTGCGCGTTGAGCCACATCAGCCTCTGGCAGAAGTGCGTGTTGGAAGACCGCCCGCTCGTGATCCTTGAGCATGACGCCGTCATGGTGCAGCCCTACACGCAGCACGCCGTCTTCAACTCGATCTGCTATCTGGGCAGCAACGAGCAGGTAAACCAAGGCTGGGGTGTCATGCCAACGCCGCCGCACGCCAGCGAGGGGCCGAACTACCACTTCATCTGCCGGGCCCACGCCTATGCCGTCGATCCTGCCGTGGCCAAGAACATGCTGGCCCACGTCCTGAAGTACGGGATCAACGCCCCGCTTGATATTTTGCTGCGCGCCGACATTTTCCCCATTCACCAGATGGGCGTCTTCGCATATGACGTGAAAGACCAAGAGACGACGATCTTGGGCCGCCCGAAAGAGGGCAGGAGCACCCTTCGCAACGATAGGCTGGATACGTGAACTTTTCTGTCGTCTTCCATGACCACACCAAGGCGACCCTCTCACGCATCTTCAACGAAGTCCTGATCCCGAACACCGTCATTGAGATCGGCGTCTTTGAGGGCGAGACCACCTTCAACCTGACCAGCCTGCTCAGAGGTTCGGGGGTCTACCGCCACTACGCCATCGACCCGTTCGCGGCATCAGAGAACCTGACCGACACCACGGTGACATCGGCCCGCGATGTCTTCACCAGCTTCCTGCCCGAGTTCCCCGAAGTCGAACACCTCGACAAGCCCTCTCTGGACGGCCTGATTGAACTCAAACAGCGTGGAGTCGTGGCTGACCTGATCTACGTCGATGGCTCACACTTCGCCAAGGACGTCCTCCTTGATGCGGCTCTGGGGTTCGAACTCCTGCGCGTGGGCGGCGTCATGGTCTTCGACGACGCGGTCAGCTGGCGGTACGGCGAGAGCATCCACGACAGCCCGAAGCAGGCCGTTGATGCCTTCATCGCCTGCAACTGGAACCGCTTGAAGGTTCTGGAGACGCCCGGCGGCTATCAAGTGGCGATCCAGCGCACATGCTAGTCTTCACCAACGGCTGCTTTGACATCCTGCACGTCGGCCACATCCGATACCTGCAGGCGTCGAAAGCACTCGGTACGAGGCTGGTCGTCGGCCTGAACTCTGACGCATCCGTCCGGCGGATCAAGGGGCAGGATCGTCCCATCAATTCCCAAGAGGATCGGGCCGAGGTTCTGCGGGCGCTGGCCTGCGTCGACGAGGTCGTGATCTTCGACGAGGATACCCCATACGAGCTGATCAAAAGCCTGCATCCTGACGTCATCACTAAAGGCGGTGACTATAGCGCAAATAATATTGTCGGAAGAGACTTGGCAAAGGTCGTCGTAATCCCTTACGTTGCCGACAAATCAACGACAGGGATTATTGAACATGCGCGTCGAAAAGGGTTGGGGACACGAGGAGATTTTTGCCTCGACGGAGACCTACTGTGGGAAACTTCTCTGCTTCGAGCCGGGGAGGAAGTTCTCGATGCACTTTCATCGGGACAAGGACGAAACGTGGTACGTCCTTGAGGGCGTCTTCAAACTCACGACCATAGACACCAAGACCGCGACGCCGCACTCTCAGTATCTCCGCAAGGGCGATGTCTGGCGCAATACGCCCCTCCTGCCTCACCAACTGCAGTGCGTCACTGGCCCCGGCGTCATCATTGAAGTCTCAGGCCGTGACACCGTCGAGGACAACTTCCGCGTCCTGCCGGGAGACAGTCAGGCATGAAAATCCTCGTGATCGGCGACGTCTGCGAGGACATTTACGTCTACGGGACGACGGAGCGGAAGAACCCCGAGGCGGCGGCCACTCTCCTGCGGCAGACCCACACGCGCCGATCACCCGGCATGGCGGCCAACGTGGCCGAGAACCTTCGCGCCTTCTGCGACGTCACCGTTCACTTCCCGTCTGAGCCATATTCCAAGAAGACGCGCTTCTATGCCGAAGATGGGGTGACCCAGCTCATGCGCGTGGATCAGGACACTCAGAGCCAGCCCTACAAGGTCAACACGCCTGAGTTCTATTCGAAGTTCGACGCCATCGTCGTGTCGGACTACAGCAAGGGCTTCATCACCCAAGACAACCTCTTGGCCCTCATCAACGCCTACCGTGGCCCGATCTTCGTTGACACCAAGAAAACGCATTTGAAGCCGCTCTCTGGCCCGATCTTCAAGATCAACAGCGTCGAGCATGACAAGCTGAAAAGTGAGCCGGACGATCTGATCGTGACGTGCGGCGCTGGCGGCTGCTGGTACAGGGGCGAGAACTTCCCGGCACCCAAGGTTGACGTGGTGGACGTCTGCGGCGCCGGAGACACCTTCCTTGCCGCGCTGGCCTACCACTACACCAAGTGGGGCGACATGCGCTCAGCCCTTGAGGCTGCCAACCACTACGCCGCACAGGCATGCACGCAGCCGGGTGTCTATGCGATACGTAATTGACATCGACGGGACGATTTGCACCCAGACGGCAAGCTCCTACCCGGACGCTGAGCCCTACGCTGACCGGATTTCGAAGGTCAACGCGCTCTACGATCAGGGCTGCGAGATCGTCTACTGGACGGCCCGAGGCATGTCATCTGGCACCGACTGGTCGGAACTGACGAAGAGGCAGCTGGATCAGTGGGGCTGCAAATACCATCACCTGTGGATGGGAAAGCCTTCGTACGATGTATGGGTGGATGATAAGGCACAATGGCTATTCTAGGCTTCACCGCGTCGGCCTTCGACCTGATCCACGCCGGGCATATCTCAATGCTGGAGGAGGCTGCGTCGCTGTGCGACACGCTGATCTGCGGCCTGCACGTTGACCCGAGCACCGAGCGGGTTGAGAAGTCAAAGCCCGTGCAGCCCCTGTCTGAGCGGTATATCCAACTCTCGGCCATCAAGTACGTTGGCAGGATCATCCCGTACCAGACCGAGGAGGAGCTGCTCCAGATCATCGCCTTGGTGCGGCCCAAAATTCGGTTCTTGGGCGAGGAGTATCGGGACAAGGCCTTCACGGGACGGGAACTCTGTGAGAGCCTCGGCGTCCACATCCACTACAACAGCCGGAGGCATGGCCTGTCTTCGACCCTGCAGCGCGCGAGGCTGGCACATGCCTATCCTGATCACCGGACATAGGGGCTTCATCGGCCAGAATATGATGGACGCGCTGCCGGGTTCCGTGGGCCACGAGTGGGGCGACGGCGAGCCTAACCTTGACGGTATCGACAGGGTTATCCACCTCGGCGCCATCAGCAGCACGGCATGCCGGGATTGGGATGCGCTCTTGCAGCAGAACGTCATCTCTTCCGTGCGCCTTATCACGGCCTGCGATGAGCGTGGCATCCCCATCCAGATCGCCTCGTCGGCTGCCGTCTATGGCCCCGACAACACCACCTTCGTTGAGACCGACAAGCCGCAGCCACTGAACCCTTACGCGCTGTCTAAGTTCATCGTGGAGAAATACGTTGAGCGTCATAACTGGTCGGTTCCTGTCCAGTTGTTCCGCTACTTCAACGTCTATGGACCGCACGAGGATCACAAGGATCAGCCATCGCCGCACAGTCTCTTCCGGCGGCAGGCTGCTGACGGTGTGATCAAGGTGTTTGAGGGCAGCGAGAATTTTCGGCGCGACTTCGTCCCGGTCGAAACCGTTATCGACATTCACAAGCGCTTCTTTGACCTACCCGTCTTGGGCGTGTACAATGTCGGAACTGGAACTGCGGTGTCGTTTATGGATGTGGCTCGGCAGGTTGCCTCTGAGACTGGCGCGGAGATTCAAGAAATCCCCATGCCAAAGCACTTGCAGCGGAATTACCAGTCTTACACGCAGGCTGATATGACCAAAACAAACAACGCACTGAGAGGAGTTTGAGAAGATGAAAGTCAATCAGGCGACCATCAATTTGGTCAAGGAGTTTGAGGGCTTCCGAGCGAAGGCTTACAAATGCCCGGCTGGGGTGTGGACGATCGGCTACGGCACGACTGCCAGCGCGGGCGTTGGCATTACGCCGGTTGAGGGCATGACGATCAGCAAAGAGGATGCTGAGAAATACCTCGACCAAAGCATAAAGAAGTTTGCGGAAAAGATTGCGCCGCTGATCACCGCTCCCATCAACGAGAACGAGTTTGGCGCGTTCGTCTCGCTGGCCTACAACATCGGACCCGGCGCATTCAAAAAGTCTTCGGCCCTGCGTCACTTCAATGCAGGCGACAAGGCCAAGGCGGCGGATGCCATGCTCCTTTGGAACAAGGCTGGCGGCAAGGTTCTCAATGGCTTGAAGCGCCGCCGTGAGGCTGAGCGGATGCTGTTTCTGACGCCCGTTGGCATCAAGTCCAAGGGGCGCAGCAGCCCGGTGCAGTCAACCACCGTGCAGGCTTCTGCCGTGCAGATCGCGTCTGGCGCTGGCGCTGGCATCGCTGCCGTTGGGTCTCTTGATGGCAACGCCCAGATCGTCGCGCTGGTGTTCGCGGGCATCGTGATCGTGGCCGCCGCTTGGGTCATGCGGGAGCGGCTGAAGAAGTGGGCGGAGGGCATCCGTTGATCTTCGCACGCCTCAAAATGTACGCCATCGGCGTGGGGATTTTCATCTCCGCGCTGGTGGCCAGTTATTTCAGCGGCAGAAAGTCAGCGCAGGCTGACGCCAAGCAAGAGGAGCTTGAGGGCTATGTTGAAACGAGAAAGCGCATGGATGACGTTGGTCGCATGTCTGATGCTGACATTGCCCGTGACTGGCTGCGTGAGCGCGGCAAGCGAAATGGCGATATGTGATGGCACAGAGGCTGCAAGGACGGACCACGCGGCGGCACTGGCTCACGATGGCGGGCTTCTATCGGTTGTCACGGGCGCGCATCTAATCCAATTGATCGACGCGGGCTGCCGTTAATCCGGGGCGCGCTAAATTGGGTTGCCTCTCACTGCCTTTCAAGGCTATAATTCACCGCACGGGCGCATGCTGCAACAGCCAGCGGAAACTAAATCCGGAGTCCGCATGGCATACAGCATGACCTATGACAGCTTGTTAACGGACGTGCGCCGTTATCTTGAGCGTGGTTTCACCGCTGAGAGCGATCAGATCGTCTATGAGCAGCTGCCCCGTTTGATCACGCTGGGCGAGCGTCGGATTGCGCGTGAGCTGAAAATCCAAGGCTTTATCCGCGCGGTGCAGACCCCGCTGCAGGTGGGCGTCGCGGTCTACCTCAAGCCCGATCGGTGGCGCGACACGATCAGCATGACCGTCAACGGCTCGCCGATCTTCGCCCGCTCGTATGAATACTGCCGCAGCTACTGGCCCAATGAGGCCCAAACCAGCGCGCCTCAGTTCTATGCTGACTACGACTACCAGCACTGGCTGATCACCCCCACCCCGGCCACCGCCCAGACGCTTGAGGTTCTCTACTACGAGCAACCTCGCTTCTTGGGCGATGACTTTCAAACCAATTGGCTTACTGAATACGCTCCGGACCTTCTGCTTTATGCGGCGCTGCTTGAGGCGGCACCGTTCCTGAAGAAAGACGAGCGCATTCAGACTTGGCAAGGGATGTACGACCGTTCCGCTCAGGCTCTGAACGGAGAAGACCTGAAGCGCATCATGGATCGTTCGGCTAACAGGAGCGAAGCGTAATGCCTATCTACACAGATGTGTTCGGCGGCGCGAACATTTACCCCAGCGAGATCAGCTACAGCTCCGTTGCCCTGACGACGGACATCACGCTCAGCTGGCCCGAGGAGACGTCAACCAACGTCAACCTTGCCACCCGCATCATGGACGTTACCCCGTCCACCACCGGGCTGAGCATCATCCTGCCCGACGCCAGCAAGACCGGCACCGGCAATACCATCCTGTTTAACAACCGTGGCGCTAACACCTTCACGGTGCGGGACGCGACGGGCGTGCAGGTCGTCACGGTAGCGGCTGGCACGCTGTGGCAAATCTACCTGACCAACAACTCAACGGCGGCTGGTGTCTGGCGTTCTCTGCAGTATGGCGCCACCACCTCGGTGGCCAATGCCTCGGCTCTCGCTGGCACGGGCATCGTCGCTGTTGGCGCTCTCTTGAGCCAGTCGGTCCCGGTCACCTCGTTCAACTCCAACTACACCACCACGCTGGCTGACCGCGCCAAGATGTTCAACTGGACGGGCGCGGGCGGCACGCTGACGCTGCCAGACCCGGTCACGGTCGGCAACAACTGGTTTGTCTACCTGCGCAACTCGGGCAGCGGGGCTATCTCTGCCGACGCTCCCGGCGTTTCGCTAATCAACGGAGCCTCGTTCCTGAGCTTCCAGCCGGGCGAGTCTGCCATCATCGCCTGCGACGGCGCCAACTTCTATACCATCGGCTTCGGCCAATCGGCGACGTTTGCCTTTGACTACACCGTGATTGATGTCGCCGGGACGGGCAACTACACGCTGGTCGGCACCGAACTCAACCGCGTGGCATATCGCTTCACGGGCCTGCTGACGGGCAACCGCAACATCATCGTGCCCGCCACGGTGCAGCAGTATTGGGTCGATAACCGGACCACCGGCTCTTACACGCTGACCGTCAAGACGCCCGCTGGCCTCGGTGTGAGCGTCGCTCAGAACCAGCGTGCGATCCTTTATTCTGACGGCACCGACGTGCTGGACGCTGACACGGCAGGCGTCTCAATCCCTCTCGACGTCTCTCAGGGCGGCACAGGCGCGACCACCGCAGGCGCGGCGATTATCAACCTCGGCGGCACGTCGGTCGGCATCGGCGTGTTCACTGCCGTGGATCAGGCTGCAGCTTGGGCCGCGCTCGGGCCCGCGCCTGTGGGCACCGTCAACGGCGGGAGCTTCTAATGGTCGACACGACGATCGTCCTCAAGTCTAGCCCCGGCATCAAGCGGGATGGGACCAAGTTTGAGGGCGACTTCTACGTGGACGGCCAGTGGGTGCGCTGGCAGCGCGGTCTGCCGCGTAAAATGGGTGGCTACAAGGCCACGCAGAAATACCTGACCGAGATCAGCCGAGGCTTCAGCACCTTCTCGCAGATGAAGTATGTCTATTGTCACTCAGGCGGCAGAAGCAAACTTGAGCGCTTCACCCTCGACTCGACCGGCAACAGTTCAATCGTCACCGATCGGACGCCTGTTGCTGTAGCTGGCACCTGCACCGTCACCCTGACCGGCGGCGCGTCTGGCTCCGTTGATGGCATCAAGATCAACGACGTTGAGATCATGTCTGGTGCCGTTGCGTTTACGACCAACCTTGCGACGACGGCGACGGCGGTGGCCTCAAACATCACGGCATTTGCCTCGACCCCGAACTACACGGCGACGGCTGCGGGCGCTGTGATCACAATCACCGCCTCGGCCACTGGCTCTGCTTCCAACGGCGAGGTGGTCGTGACTGCCACGACGATCACGACGAGCAAGACCAACATGGTCAACGGGTCGGATGCTATCGCGGTCAGCTCCGAAAACATGTGGATGTTCGACTATCAGTACGATTCGTCCACCAATCAGAACTACCTGATGGCCCACGTGGCGCCGAACCTAGACTGCATCTGCAACTCCTCGGGCGGCCAAATCTTCTTCGGCGAGGTTCTCGGCACCGGAGACCTGCTCAGCGTGAACTTGCCGCCTGACGCCAACGCCACCGGCGGCATCGTCTCGCTGCACCCCTACATGTTCTACTACGGCACCGACGGCATCATTGGCTGGTCTGTTCCCGGCGAGCCGACCAACCTGACCGACTTTGGGAGCGGCGCTGGCTTGGCTCGCGTCTGGGGCCAAAAGATCATCAAGGGGCTGCCGCTGCGCGCTGGCTCCGGCACGGCCCCCGCAGGCATCTTCTGGGCCTTTGATGCGGTTATCCGCGCCACCTTCACGGGTGGCGCTACGGTGTTTCAGTTCGACGTGGTGGCGACCGACACCTCGATCCTCTCGCCGGGCTGCGTGGTAGACTATGACGGCGTCTACTTCTGGGCCGGGGTTGATCGGTTCCTGATGTTCAACGGCGTTGTGCGCGAAGTACCGAACTCCATGAACCTGAACTACTTCTTCGACGGCCTGAACCGTCGATACGCGACGAAGGTGTTCGGCTTTAAGGTGCCGCGTTACGGCGAAATCTGGTGGTGCTACCCGAAGGGCGACGCCACCGAATGCACCCACGCTGTGGTCTATAACGTCCGAGAGAACACGTGGTACGACACCGAGCTGCCGAACCTCGGACGCTCCGCTGGCCAGTTCAACAACTCGTTCGCCGCGCCGATCCTGACCGGCGTTCAGGGCGACGCTGGCGACTACCGCGTCTGGGTGCATGAGCAGGGTGTTGACGAGCTTGACGGCCCGAACATCAACCCGATCCGCTCCTTCTTTGAGACGGCTGACTTGTCGTCACTGCCGCAGGGCAGAAACGAATATCTGCGCATCACGCGGATTGAACCGGACTTTGTGCAGAATGGCCCGATGACCGTGCAGGTTACGGGTCGAGCCAACGCCCGCGCGCCTGAAGTCGTCAGCAGCATCTTCACGTTTGTGGACCCCAAAGACGTGGTCGAGCCGCAGCAGCAGATCGTCATGCTCAAGGAGCAGCGCCGCGAACTCCGCGTGCGCTTTGAGAGCAATGCCGTGTACGGGGACTACCAGATGGGACAGATCATCGGGCACGTCTCGCCCGGAGACGGGACGGTGCTGGGATGAGCATTCAAGTCACTCTTCCTACGGGCATGGGGTTGCGCGACTGGGCGGACCAGATCGCTCTCGACCTTGATCCGTACGGTGCATTCGGTCGCCTTGACGACGAGACACAATGGCAGAACTGGGCTATGCAGTTCCTGAACAACATGAGCCTGAAAGAGAACTTTCCGGTTCCCTATAACTTTACCGACTGGCGTGAATGGGCAGAGCGTTTTGTCCAGACAATAGCGTAACGGAGCAAGACAGATGGAAATGCAGCAACTGATTCAACAAGCGGCTCAAGACCCGCGCTTTCAGCAGGCTCTGCAGGTTGCTCAGGCCGAGTTGTCGGACGCATCTCCTGAGCAAATTGAAGAGCTGATTGAGCTCTTTGAGCTTATGCTTCAGAAGCCAGAGGAATATCAGGCTATCCTTCAGGCGGCGATTCAGGACGACATGGTCGAGCCGGAAGACATGCCGCAGGAGTTTGACGCCACGGTGATCGCCTCGGCTCTGGTCGTGCTCTACAAGCTGCGTGAGGGCGGCGGTCAGGTGCAGATGTTCGCTCGCGGCGGTCTTGCTGGCATGCGGACGCTGGCGCGTCAGGGTCGCATGGGCGACACCATGATGGCCCACATCTCGCCCGAAGAGGCGGCGATGCTGAAGGCGCGCGGCGGCGCTGGCACCATCAACCCGCAGACCGGATACCCGCAGTATTTCTCGCTGAAGAAGTTGTTCAAGGCGATCCTGCCGATCGCTCTCAACTTCATCGCTCCGGGTCTGGGTTCGGCTATCGGTAGCGCTGTCGGCCTGAGCGGAGCAGCAGCCACCGCATTCGGCGGGGCGATCATCGGCGGGGCATCCTCTGCGCTGACCGGCGGCAATGTGCTGCAGGGCGCTCTCATGGGAGGCTTGGGCGGCGGCTTGGGCAACGTCGTTGGCGGCGCTGCCAACAAGATGCTCGGGCTGAATTTGGGCCAAGGCGCTCAGTCTATTCTGGGCAGCGGCCTTGTAGGCGGCGTGGCTGGCGCGGCCACTGGGCAGGGCTTCCTCAAGGGCGTTGGCCAAGGTGTGCTGGGCGGGGCGGTTGGCCAGCTGGCTGGCGGCATGTCTGGCCCCACGGCATTTCAGCAGGGTCTCGGCGCTGCAGGCAAAACCTTCGGCCAAGCCCTTACGGCTGGCTACGACCCCAAGAGCGCGCTGGTGGCTGGCGGCCTGAGCGGATTGGCCACGGGGATTTCGTACAAGCCGTCTGACGCTGCGGTTAGTGGGTTGAGAACGGGGCAAGGTTCCGGCTCTGAAGGCCAAACCATTAAGCTTCCTGACGGAACAACCACGACCAATGTCCCCGGAACGCAAGGTGTTAACGCTGCTGGGCAGACGGGAACTTGGGTGACCAACCCAAATAGTGGTGCCGTCGAGTTTCGAGTCAACCCCGGCTCGTTCCAGTTCAACTCACAGACCAACGCAGTTGAGTGGGCGCCAAACACGTTTCTCCAAAACATCTTTGGCGGTGGTGGAGGAGGCGGAGGCGGCAGCGGTTCGTTCGGAACTCTCGGCAAACTCGCTCTGGCAGGCTCTGCAGTGTCCGGCCTGCTGTCAGCCCCGCCAGAGGTAAAGCAGGCGGCCTCTTCGCTGTCTCCTGAGCAGCAAGAGTACTTCAACCGCCCGAGTATCACTTGGGATTGGAACAAGATGCAGAGCGATGCCAACGCAGCAGGTATGAGCCTGAGCCAATTTATGGCGCGCAACTGGAACAACATCACCAGTGGCCAATACAACGCGGCCCCAGCAGCCCCGGCTCAGAACCCGGCAGCGATGCCTGCCAACGCGATGCCCGCCATGGCCCACGGCGGTCGCCACATGATGGCCAACGGCGGCTCGCCTCTGAGCGCTGTCGCCCGGTTCGCTCGTGGCGCTGGCACGGGTCGCTCGGATGAAATCGACGCCAAACTCTCTGACGGAGAGTATGTTATTGATGCCGAAACTGTGGCAATGTTGGGTGACGGCTCAAGCAAGGCGGGCGCTCAGCGATTGGATCAGATGCGCGAAAAAATCCGCTCTCACAAGGGTAAGGCGCTGGCCAAGGGCAAGTTCAGCCCCGACGCCAAGTCCCCGCTGGCTTACATTAAAGGAGTTGCATGATGGGTGGGATATTTGAAGGCAGCCCGCAGACGGCAACATCCTACGCCACTTCGTCCACCGAGACGCCAAAGTGGATGCAGGACGCCATCTACAACCAAATCCAGTGGGCGCAGAACATCGCCAACAGGCCGTATGAAGAATACGCATTTGATACCGTCGCAGACCTTTCTCCGCTGCAGCAGCAGGCCTACGCCAATGTCGTGGCCAACCAAGGCTCTTGGGCTCCGGGTATGCAAAAAGCGCAGCTCGGCATGGAGGGCTTCAGCAACAAAGGCACCGCTGACCAGCTTCGTGCCGAGCAAGCGAAATACCTTCGCCAAGATTTGGTTGGGAAAGGCCTTGATACCGGACAAGAATTGTTCGGCAGGGCTGCGGGTATGGACATTGTCGGTGCAGCGCAGCCTTACCTGCAGCGTGCGGGACAGATGGACATCGTCGGCGCAGCGCAGCCATATATGAACCAAGCTGGTCAGGCCACGGCGCAATCTCTGTCTGAGCGTGCCATGCAGGCCGCCAACCCTTACCTGCAGGCCTCTGCGCAGACTGCCGCGTCTCAAGTTGGTCAGTACATGAACCCGTACCAAACGGGCGTGATGGATGTCATCGCCAAGCAGGGCGCGCGAAACCTGACCGAAAACATTATGCCGGGTGTTTCAGACGCCTTCATCAAGGCTGGGCAGTTTGGCTCCAGCCGCATGGGTGAAATGGGTTCGCGCGCAATCCGTGACACACAAGAGGCGATCCTCTCTCAACAAGCTCAGGCGGCGCAGCAGGGATACGGTCAGGCTCTTGGCGCTGCTCAGACAGACCTCGCTCGGCAGGCTCAGCTTGCTGGCACGGTCGGCAGCATCAGCGGTGCCGACCTGTCGCGCATTATGCAGGGCGGCTCCCAATATGGGAACTTGGCACAGACTGCGGGCCAACTCACCGGCCAGCAGATGCAGAACCTTGCGAACCTTGGGCAGACTACTGGTCAGCTCACTGGGCAGCAGATGCAGAACCTTGCCAATCTTGGACAGATGCAGACGCAGGCTGGTCAGGCTCAGCAGCAGTTCGGGCTCAGTGCCGCGCAAAGCGCGCAGGCCGCCCAAGCGCAGGATTATCAGCGGCAGATGAGCGCGTTGTCTCAGATGGCTGGCATGGCTCAGCAGGAGCAGGGCATGCGTGCGGCAGATGTCGCGTCTTTGGAAACTGCCGGTGCGGCCCAGCAGGCGCAGCTTCAGCGAGACTTGGACGCAGCACGTGCTCAGGACATGGAAGAGAAGCTCTATCCGCAGCAGCAGATGGACTGGCTCAGCACGCAAATTCGTGGATTGGCGCCGATCACGCCGCAGACACAAATTCAGTCTTCTTCGACCACTGGTGCGACTTATAATCCCTCGCCGCTGTCACAGCTGGCAACGGGCTTGTATACGTATCAGGGTCTGCAGAACATGGGTTAAGGAGAGGTCATGGGACATGAACTTCAAAAACTGAAGCAGCTATACGGGGTCTCAACCCCGTCCATGGCCAACTATTCCGGAACTGCGGCTCCGGGAGCGGCTCCGACTGCTGTGAAAGAACTGCTTAAACCTGCAGACCTGCGGGCTCAGCCGGTTGAGCCAATCAAGCCGACCAAGCCCAAAAATAACGCCCCGGCAGAGGAAAAAGCCGCCTATGAAGCTGCCATGGCACAATACAACACCAATAAGACCGCATATGATGCGGACTTGAAGGCGTGGAAAACCGAAAAGAGCACATACGATACGGCGATCAAAGACTATAACGCCGCCCTGCCGCAGTACGAAAAAGACCTCGCTAAGTACAACGCTGATAAGGCCGCTTTTGACGAGCAGGTCCGCAAGTACGGCTTGGATCGTGCCGCCTATGATAAGTACGCCGCCGACTATCAGAACCGGATCGGCAACACGAACCTGTACAATCAGGCGCAGTTCAGCACGACCGGCGCCAACGTCCCGGCGTTCACCACGTATTCTGACGCGCAGAAGGCCGCGATGGGAATGCCGCCTGTGCAGCAGGCGCCTGTTGCGCCGCAGCCGGAATCAGACGTCGGTGGATTTATCCACTACTGGACTAGAGATGAAAACGGCAACATAACCGAACATGGCGGAAATCCTAACCCTGTGCCACAGCCCGGCCCGCAGGACTTCGCTGGCATCGGTCAAGGCGGCTTGAACCAGCAAATCCAGAACTACATGGGCACGAACCCGTCCATGCCTGACCTGAATGCGTATATGACTCGCTACGGCATCAGCGACTACGACATCCGCAACGCCATGGGAACGGGGACGCAGTACGGGACACCGCAGTGGCAGGACACGATCAAGGCTCCGATCTATAGCGCTCCGACGGTCAGTTCGCCGCTTGGCGTAGTGGCGGACACGCTGAACGGGACCAACACGGGGACGACCACCGGGACGACCACCGGGACCAACACGGGCACGACGGCCACCGTCTATGACCCCAATCAAACGTATTGGGACGACCCGAATTGGTATGGTTCGGCTGCATGGCAAGAGTGGAAGTCAAACAACCGAGCCCGTGGTGGCTACATCAAAAGCTACGCCCAAGGCGGCTCAGTCAAAGGCTACCGCCCCGGCGGCCCGGTTGACATGCTCTACGGCGGCGCTGGCAATGACGCGCTGATGGGTCGCCCTGCAGGTGACAGGCTGACCACGCCTGCGCCAGCTCCCGTTGACCCCATGGCCGAAATGCGAGCGATGCTTGATCTCTACGCAGCCCCTACCGTCACCAGCGAACAGATTGCTGCTGCCGCCGAGCGTCGCGTCGCAGAGCAGAAAGCGTTCGAAGACATCCTGCGCTCGCAACTGCAGGACACCGACGGCGTTCCGATGTCCAAGGCCGAGAAGTATTTCCGCCTTGCGGCAGCGTTCGGCGCGCCCACGAAGACCGGACACTTTGCCGAGAACCTTTCCCTCGTGGGCAAAGAGATGGCCGACCAGTTGGCGGCAAGAGCCGAACTTGAGCGCGAGGCTCGTGAGAAGAGACTAGGCGTTGATCTGGAGATCCAGAAGATGCGCATGGAGGCGGCTGGCGAGGATTACGACTTGCTGCAAGGCTTGCAGGCCGATGAAGCCAAGTACCGTCGGGATGTGGCCAAAGAACTGCTCAAAGAGCAGATGGAGGCTGGGAAAAATAAGTTCCGCCGAGCAACGGCAGAAGAAGCGGCGGCGTATAACGCGGCAGCTGGGCAGTTTGGCCCGGACGGTCGCTTCTATGCAATTGACGTCCCGCAGGGCATGACGATTGAGAGTGACGGCGCTGGTGGTGTCCGCATTGTGCAGGGGCCAACCGGCACCGGAGGGTCCGGTAAACCGCCGACCGAGGGCCAACTTGCGGGCGCTGGATATCTGCAGCGAATGACGGCAGCTGAAGAAATTCTGCGTGATACGGAGCGTCGCGAAGGTGTAGTCTCTATCCCGGTTGAGAAGACCATTTTGATGGATACGGGGATTGAAGGTTACGTTCTAAACTCCACCGAACAGCAGCTCGCTCAAGCGCAGCGCGACTGGGTTCGGGCAAAACTTCGCGAGGAATCTGGTGCCGTCATTGGCGCAGAAGAAATGGCCGCTGAAATTAAAACCTACTTCCCACAGCCGGGGGAAGGGCCTGAAGTCATCGCCCAAAAGGCTGAGGCGCGTCGCCGGGCAGAACGCCAGATGCAGATTGGTTCGGGAACCGCAGCAGAGCAGGCTGGTGACATTTCACAGCCATATGCAGCGCCGATCCGCGCTGATGAGCTGGCGCGCGCAGGGATTGGTGGTGGCCCGGCATCTCAACCCGTCGTGATTGATGGCGTTACCATTCGAAAGGTGAACTGATGGCCGACTTTGAGCTGACGCTGCCCGATGGCAGCAAATACGCTGTCACCGCCGACACCGAGCAGCAAGCCTTCGCTGCTTTGCAGAAAATGCTTGGAGGCTCCATCCCGCAGCCAGAACCCGAGCGCGGCCTTTTGGGTCGTGCCGCAGATTGGTTTTCTGGCGCCAATCGAGAAGAAAACATCGGCGGCCCGCTCTCCCTTGAGCTGCCGATGACGTCTGGGCAGTCTGCTCAGATGACCGCGCTCATGGCTACGACAATGTCGCCTGATCGCCTCAAGTCTGGCATCCTGAAAATTGAGCCTGACGCTCAGTTTCGCGAAGACAGTTTTGGTAACCTTGTCGCCCTTTGGCCGAGAAAGGACGAGAGCGGGAAGGTCACGGGCTATCAGCAGTTCTACCCGAACCCAGCTGGCCTTGACGTCTCCGACGTTATGCGCACATCGGGAGTCGTCGCGGCGGCAACACCTATTGGGCGCGCACTGAAGGTTGTTGGCCTACCTACGACTGGCCTTTTGGGTGGCGCAACCATTGGCGCAACTGAGGCTGCGCTAATTGAGGGGGCAAGTTCCCAGCTTTCCGACGCGCCATACCAATACTCTGACATCCCTTATGGCGCTCTGGGTGGCGCTGGCGGTGAAGTCCTCGGACGCGCGGTACAGAGACTTGTCGGGATCATCAGGTCTGCTGGGCCTCAATCTGTAGTGGACGCATCCGGGAATCTTCTTCCTAAATATGCTGAAATTGTCAAAAAAGCTGGTCTTGATCCAGATCAGGTTTCTGCCGCCGTCGCTGCCGACATCACAAATATGGTGAGGTCTGGGGCCGAGGGCAGCCAAGCGGCGATCACTGCTATGTCTCGCGGGCTTCCAGTGCCTGTCCCTATGACAAAAGGTCAAATCACCGGCAGCGCTGGTCAGCAGCTCTTTGAAGATATGGCTGGCAAGGAAGTATATGGAAAAACTGCCGAGGCGCTGATCACTCGCCAGCGCCAGCGCCAGCAAGAAGCTCTGACAGAAAATCTTGACCAAATCCTTGAGGGGCTACGCCCCGGCTCTGCACCGATTAGCAGGGGCGTGGGCGGCATCAATGCGCAAGAGGCGCTTGTGCTCGCAAGGAAGGCGGAAGGAGCTGAGGCAAACCGTCTCTACACTGAAGCGCGCGAAACTACTGCCATGGTGGACCCGGACGCCGCGCTTGACATAGCAGACAGTATGCGCGGCGCATACTCAGAAGGTTACAGCCCGTCCACTGCGCCAATCATGTTCAAACTCCTTGATGAGTTTGACACCATTTCATTGGGCGGGAAAACCCCATCAGGAACCGTAGCGCCGGGCGACATCAGGACCATGATGGAGTGGCGGCAAAAGGTCTCCAACCTGCGGAAAGGGCCGCCAACTGTAGAAGCCTCTGCTGCTACAGATGTTTTAAAAAGGTTCGACGATCAAGTTGAAAGCGCGATAAACGATGCTCTGCTGGCTGGAGATGCTGATGCCGTTGCAAAGTGGGGACTAGCCATTAGCAATTATGCAGACTTTGCGTCAAAATGGAAAAGCAAGGGCGGCGTCCTGAACCTTTTGACTGAAAAAGTAACCCGTGACGGCGAACGAGTTTTGAAGATTGCACCTGAACAGGCTGCTGATGTTATTTTTGGGGCGACCGTTAGTGGGCTTGCTAGCAAAACTGGCTTAGCTCGAGACTTGACAACACTGAAATCAACGCTCCCCGATGACGAGTGGAACCAGCTTCGGCAGGATGCTTTTATTCGCCTTATGGACACGTCTAAGGGGGCATTCCGCAGCGGAGAACAGCAGGTTTCTGGCGTCAACTTTAAGAAGGCGTGGGAGAATTTGCGTGAGAAAAATCCCAGCGTCGTGAATGCTTTGTTCACCCCTGATGAGCGAAAGCTGTTTCAGCAATTTGCAGATGTCTCGGCTCGTGCAACCAATACCGCTGTCAATGCTTCTAACTCGGCAGCTGCGATGGGTGGGATCATCCAGAGGCTTGCGTCATCGTTTGGCGGAACTCAACTCGCTCGCTTCATGATGACTGTTCCTCTCGCGCGCGGTTTTACCGAGGCACTGGGTGGCGCTAGGGCGGTCGGGGCGACAAAAGGGGTGGCCCCGCTTCCAAGAACCCCGTTGACAATTGGTGGCGCTGGGCTGGGGGCTGCGGCGGCTAACACCGAAGAAGGGCGCAGGCAGATTAATTCAATTCCGCCTGTTGTCGGTAACACGTACAATAAACTCATGGGCCTTCTCGTGGATGAACAAGGTTTCGCTCGCGGCGGCGACGTGAAGCTTCAGAAGCCCGCTTCTGGCCCTCTGGCGTCCATCTCTCAGGGTCTAAGGCAGTCTGCCATGCGCTCAGCACCGCTGCAGGCTGTGGCACGCGGCCAGAGGGGGATGCTTTAGCGATCGACCAGCCCGCCGATCTTCCGTAGGTTTAATCGTGAGGGGCGCTAATGGTGGATGGTGAGCCGTAGCGCAGTCTGACCGTCGACCAATACAAAACCGCAGGTTTCGTATGCGCCCCTCGTGATAAATTTATCGGGTCAGTTTGCGGCCCGCAATCGCTTTTTCCTCGGCCTCGGCCTTGATGCGGGTGATCTGAGACAGGTTTTGGCGGGCCATATATTCAATCAGCTGCAGTTGCTCCTCAGTCACCCACCACGCCGGTAGTTTGATGTAACCGGCGCGTCGTAAGGCTCGTGCGCCGGGGCTGTTGCTAACGTCGCGGGTCATGGTGCCTTATCGACCATCCGACCGTGCGTTATGTTCTTCTGGCCCCGGACTTTGGAGTTGTCCCACGTCCAGCACTCGCCGTTGCTGTCGTTGAAGCAGACCCAAAGCAGGTTATGCTCAGGCCCATAGTCCATGACGAAGTGCGCCAGAGCGGAACCCTTGGGCGTGTCCAAGGGGATAGGCGGGTTAAGTTGCAGGATCATGTCTGTTTTCCATCCTCGATCAATTCGTGCTGCACGATGGCCAGCACACCCACGGCAGCGGCCAGCGTCACCCGCCCGCTGTATTCATAGATCAACTCTCTGATGCGCTCGGCCATCTCGCCCGTCACGTCCTCGGCCCTCTGGCCCGCACCGGGTATGACTTTCAGGGTCACGGCTCCTTCCCCTCAATAAGCTGGGCGATCTGGTTGGCCAAGAAACCGATCTTCAGGTTCGTGCCAGTCACCCGATGGGCGATGGCGTGTAGGGCTTCTTCGGTGAGTTCAAAGGTCGTAGACCTTCCGCCGCATGACTGACAGTCGCGGCGTCTCCTGACTGCGTGGGCGGCGACACCAAACGCTTCCATGTGGACGGGTCTACTGTCAGCAGTCCCGCCCAAACTTTTTTCTCCGCACAGCGGGCAATACATATGGTTGATTTTCAATGCTCCGCTCATGTCTTCTCCTCCTTCACATTCGCCCGCAGATACAGCCGCTTCGACCCGGCCCCGCAGGTCGGGCATTTGGTTTCCCGCACCAGCTTGCTCAGCTTCTTCACGTCCATCGGGAAGACCGCATCGGGGGTGCTGAAGTTGGTTTCGCAGTCTCCGCAGCGGAAGTGCATGCGGTTGTCTAGGTCGGTCATGTCTTCTCTCCCTCAATCTCGGCCAGCGTGGCGCGGGCGATTTTACCAAAATCTGTGCTTCCGAGACCCCAAGGGCCATCACTTGGCAGGCCGTATCTATTTTCGTCCGCATAGAACCGCAGCACCTCCACCGCCTTCGCCAGCTCCTCCCGCAGCTCGTGCATCTCGTTGTGCCACTCGCCGCAATAGCCAGTGTTGAAACAGTCAGAGCAGCCATACGGCTCAGGCGCTCCTCTGGGGCCGCTGCAAGTCATGCACACCCCCTGTCGCCCAGCAACATCTTGCCAGTGGTCCCTCTCCTTCTCCAACTCCTCCGCATAAGCCTCGGCCTCCTTGGCGTCAGCACGGGCGGCTTCGAGTTGCTCGGTCATGGCTTCGATGCGCTTCGTTACCGTGGCAAGAGCCTCAGCGCTGTCGCACTGGCAGTCTGGGTCATGCAGACCACGGCCTTTGTATGCCTCGTGGCAGCGGCATCGAACCACGTCGACAAGTTCTGCCAGAGCCTGCTTCACCAGTTCTTCGTCAGTCATGTCAGTCCCTCCATGTTTTCATCAGCAGCGAGTTCAGATGCACAACTTCACCAAGCCTCGCCATGCGCCATCTCCCCCACGCCCAACTGTATCCGTCCTCTGGGTATGACTTCCGCACCATCACGACAGGGAGCCACCCCCACTTGAGGTGGATGCAGACTTGCTGTGCGTCATGCGATGGTTCACTCATCCCCGTGGCCTCCGCTAGTGCAGATGGTGATAACGCCAAAAATGACTGCGACAGGGACAACCCACGCAACGATGAGCATGGTCAGGGCAAAGCCCAGCATTACAAACTCCGCCATACCCTCGACAAAGGTCTCAATCATAGTCCTTCACCCCATGCTTCTCGATGTCCTTGAGCATCAGCATCAGCGCCTTCTGCACGTCCTCGACGCTCTCCCCGGTCACTTTGATAGGCTCGTCGGTCCATGCAGGCCCATCGTCCATCTCGTAGAGTTCGTGGATGGCGTAGTAGTATTCCCCGTCCACTTCGTTCGGTCGCGCCAGCTTGTGACGCATGAGTTGGTAGTGCCAGTGGCTCATCTCGGCCTCCGTTGCTTGCTGTCTCGCCAGTCACACGTCCCGATCTGCACCACGATGCCGGGGAAGCCGTCGATGCGGCGGTACTCGCTAGAGTTTGTGTGCCAAAAAAAACTATTACCAATGGGTTCATCCTGCCATGCATAGATTTCTCCGTCCTGATCCCGTGACACCCACTTTACCCACGCAGGCAGCTTCTCCCATGCGATCACGTCTTGTGTCTTTGGCAGGGGGACGGTGCGGTAGGTGCCGTGATCGGTGAAACCACCTGAAGTTTTTATAAACCACGGACTCCCAAGTGTTGTTACGAGAAAATCCCCACCTGCCTTCTCATGCTCATGCAGCGCAGCCTTTTCCTCTTCGGTCAGCAGGCCGTACTGCACTCGGTTGTTGGTCATGTCTACGGTCATTTCAAAACACTCCTGACCTTCTTCTCAAAGTTCGCCTGAGCGGCATCTGTGGCTGACAGAACGTCAACGTATTCGTCCAACGCAATGCCGCCGGGCATCCCAAGATACACGCCAACCTTGTCGTCAAAGCGGTGCAGTTCGTATGTGCCGACGATGCTATATGCGACAAGCCATAGGCCGCCAGTTGCGCCTTCTGGGATGGTCACGTCGCGCCAGATCAGGCTTTTGATCTTGACCTGTTTGCTCATCTCCGCCCCCGCTCCCAAGCCAGCCGCGACAGGCGGTTTGCCAGCGTGTCGATGTCCTCGACAGTCATCTGCCGATTTTCAAGGATGGCATAGTAGACAAAGTTCATGAACCGCTTGGGCGGTAGCACGGATGCGGCGTTGCTGATCCCCATTGCGGCCTCTGCCTGCACGTCGCGGTGCGGCATGACCGCCTGCTTCTTTCTCCAGAACATATTGATCTCCCTAGTGTGTTGTTTGCTTGCTTTTCATTTCGTCGTGCAGGTCTGCCGTCATCCGAAGACCGAGCGAAATCCTGTCTTTGCTGATGCCCTTGGTGTCGCCGTAAGTGTAAATCGCGGCGATCAGAGACGAGATTATTTCCCTCGGGTCTTCTTGGTAGGCGCTGTAGATCGTCAACGTCAGCGCGCACAGTTCGGCCTCGTCCATCTCATCGGGCAGCGCGTCTATCACGGCAGTCAAGTGAGCGTCTGTCATGTTCTTGCTCATGCCAGCACCCGCAGGTCCATAGCGTCCAAAGCCCACAGTTCCGTGTGTGGCAGCCGCATCGTACGCAGCTCCGCCTCCACGTCCCTCACCTCGGCTCCCAGCGCGTTGGCCAGCTCGTAAACCGTCGCCGCCCCGTTGCCGAGTTCGGCGCGGATGCGGTCGCGCAGGCTGGTGTCGGACGTCGCATCCTTTTCGCTGCCGTGCAGCGCGATGCAGAGCCACGGCGTCTTTTCCGGCTGCTGGATGTTCGGCACGAGGTTGGCCATGATTTTCATGCCGGGCCGCACGTTGGCTTCCAGAGCCAGCTTGGACGGGATGAAGATGTTTTCGGTCATAGCATCCGCCCGCACGGCGAAGGTTGTGCCGGTCTGGAGGCGGTTCGTTACAATGATCTCAACGGGTTGCATTTGCATCACTCCACCCCCAGCCGATCCAGCGCGAAAAACGATTTCCGGTACGATGCGATCAGGCGGTCAACGCTGGCAATTCTGGCCTGTATATGCGGGGTGGGCGCAGTGTCGTTGCAGGTGGTCAGCGTTTCGCGGTAATCCCACAGCGCGGTCAGCACGATGTGGGTGTCCATTGCTCCGAGTCTGATTGCCATTTTACCACCCCATCCCGTGGCCAAACAGAAGGGCCGCGTACAGTACGGCGAAGATGCACAGGGTTCCGATCATGGCGGAAAGGACGTCGCGGATACGCATGGTTTATTTTCCTTTGTTTGCATTAATTGCGGCGATCAAGCGCAGGCGCAGTTCAGCGCGGCGTAACAGAAACATGATCTCGCCAGTGTCGTGGTAGTTCGGGTGGTCGTCGGTGTAATTGCGCTCGATGTCGCGGTCGATACACTCCAGAGCCGCTTCGGCCTGCTCCAGAGTGATGAGGATGGTTGGGTCTGACATGTTGTTAGTTTCCTTCAAAACGGCGGCTCTTCGCCGGGGTAAGTCGGTTTCCACTGGGGCGGCGCGTAGGCCGCTGGCTGGGGGCGGGGTTTTGGCGGGGCGATGACGCCCAGCCTGCTGAGTTCAAGTTCTAAGTCGGTCATGCGGCGACCGGGCGTGAAATCTTGGTCTGCTTCACGCCGTCGCGGCTGTCGTGGTCTTTGATGGTAGCTTTGACCGAGACCGCGTTGCCCTTCTCGCCGAGCAGGTTGGTGCCCTTGTAGACCACCACATTGCCGTCGACGTCATGCATGACGTGCAGGTAGCTGGTGCCGTACATGCCCGACATCTCGAAAACCATGCGGATGGTCAGGTCGAACACGCGACGCTGGCCGATCTCGCCGATCCAGCCCGACTTGTCGGCGTCGGCCTGACGCGCCTCTTCGCGAGCCTTAGCACGCTCTGCCACGCGGGCCTCGCCACGCTCGATCATGGCCAGCACGACCTTGGTCTGGCCTTCGGTCAGGCCGCCCCACTCGTTCACGCTCGAGCGCATCTTGCCGTAAAACTCACCGAGGCTGGCTTTTACGACCGGGTGAGTGGCGTCGAAGTTTCCATCATCACGATACGTCGGCTCGAACTCGTCCAGCTCGAACAGGAACGCATTGGCACGCGCGCCGTCGGCGGTGGCCAGCCATTTGGCTGCTCGGGTCTTGCGGGCGTTGATGCTGATGTTGCGCGCGATAGCAGCCTCGTAGGCTGCTTCGTTTTCGACGTAGTGTTTCCAAGTTGCCATGGTCGTCTCCTTGTTTGCTAGTTCGTGTCACCACCATACAGCCCGCCCCACCTCATGCAAGCAGAAAAATGCGCTTGACGCAAAATTATTTCACAAATAGACAGATCGAACCGAAGCACAGGAGGATGCCGTGAAGGCGCAAGATTTAATCAGACAATGGGCGAAAGACGGCGGGCGCAAGCTCGGCTGGCTGGCCGACCAAATCCCGGTCGCGAAGTCCAGCATGTCACGCTGGATGCAGGGCGGCATCGTGCCGGGCGCGATCTACCGCAACCGCATCGCCCAGATCACCGGGCTGGAAAGCCTGCGCGACCGGGAGCCGTGGAAATGAACAGGTCGGAAATTTTGGACACCGCCAAAGAGTACGTCACCAAGGATCGGCAGGAAGCGCACGGCGACGCCGAGGCCAACTTCGGTCTCATCGCTGCCTACTGGTCGGCCCACCTTGGGCGGAACATCAAGCCGCACGACGTCGCCGTCATGATGACGCTGTTGAAGCTGGCACGCGCCAAGTCGAACCCGGCCAACGCTGACAACTGGGTCGACGGCTGCGGCTATCTGGCTTGCGGCGGTGAGATTGCTGACAAGGAGAAAGACATGCAGGCCAAGATGCTGGTCGGGTTGAGGGGCGAGGCTCTTTGAGGCCAGACAGGACTGAGGCAGAATGGCATTGCCTGCGTGTTGCGGCACGCGGGCAAGAGCCAACGCACGCAGAAAAGGTGGCGACAATTTTTAGTGTTCAAGAGCTGAAAGGTTACATGCTGCAACTGCGAAAAGAACTTCGGTTAGATGCCGATGCTAGGGCGGCCATTGATGGCAGGCTTTCAGAACTGGAAGTTTTTTATGGGCGAAAATTACGATAAGTCATTGGCCGCCAGCCAAACTTCAAACGCTTGCCACGCTGCATCACAGCCCAGCGCAACGCAGGCAAACGCGCCAGTCTTGGCCGATGCCGCGAGATACTCTTTCTGACCGTCTTGCCATTTTCCCAGCGTCGGATCGCGGCGCTTCAATTCGCAAACAAAGGCCACCCGCGCCGGAATAATGATGTCCGAAGCGCCCGGTGTCATGCCTTCAGCCTTGTGCTTTGATACTGCACCAAACTGGCCGCCGGTCCGCAGGCCCTCATTGCGCGGATGCAACGCCAACCGTCCCCATGTTTCCGGATGCAGGCGCCGCAACCGACCGAAGAACGTGATCTGTTCTTGCTCCTCTGTCGGGCATTTGCCGCGAAACTCCAGATCACCAAATGTCAGAACGCCATCTTTAGCGATGTCCTGAAAATCACTGAGCCGCATGTTGTTCTGCCTCGCTAAATGGATCCCACTCAATTTCCGCAACGCTTGGCATTTCCGGCTCTAAGTCCTCTGGGCGGTTATAAGCGCAGACATCAAAGAACCCGCTCTCAACGTCTTTGCGATACGTCACGGTCCTTGGCGCAACCGTCCCGCATTGCGTAGCAGCCTCAAAGGCGTTCCATTGGGACTGCCCCCGAGTATGCTTAGCCTCTGGCATCACCCAAGTCGTGAATTGTCTGTAAGGCGTTACCCATTCGACGCGCAGGGTCTTGTTGCCGCTGCGGCTGATGCTGGGTAATGCCGACATGCTGACAACGCGGTCAGTCTGCCATCTCGTGGGGTCACGCTTCAGCGCCTTGAAGTCTGCAACCAGTTTCTCATTGGGGTCAACGATCTCCCCCTTGCAGGATGTACAGTATCGAGCTGCGATGTCGTTATCTCCACCGCAATGCGGGCACTCTTTGAATGTCCACCGATAGCCGCAGCGCTGATACTCACCACGCCGCCCAACCCGCTCTAGACCCATGCAGCGCCGCCCATAATGCACTGGGATCGGCCCGAAGTCCGACATCACCTGTTGACCGTCAAGATCAAGTGCATAACCCGCCTCGTCGTGCTGGTAATCCAAATACTGCGGATTGGCTGTGAATGTGTTCTCATATGAGCAAGAGGGGCAGAGGCAAGTTATGCCACCACCCACCCCGCCAGCCTTACCAGCCTTAACCACCGGCGCGAACAGATCGCCATCCGGGCAATGGTCTTCAAGGTTGGTCGTATAGTCCAGCACAAGGCAGTCCGTCTTGCCCTCATGCAAGCGCAGCCCGCGCCCGATAATCTGCTGCAGGAGACCTATGCTTTCGGTCTTGCGAAGGATGGCGATCAGATCGACGTGGCTGGCGTCGAAGCCAGTGGTCAGCACTGAGACATTGACCAGATATTTGATCTGCTGCGCCTTAAATCGCTTTAGGATGCTGTCGCGCTGGGCCTTTGGTGTCCCCCCGGTGACGATCTGTGAAAGCTCTGGCGGCAGGCTGGCCATGATTTCGTGCGCGTGTTTCACCGTGGCAGCGAAGAACATAACGCCTTTGCGGTTGGCCGCCTGAGCCACAACATCGCCCACAATCGCCGCCGTCTTGCGACCGTGGCCGTGATAGGCCCTGTCCACTGCATCAGCATCAAACTGGCCACGGCTGTTGAGCGCAAGCCCGCTTGTATCGTAGCCGCTGGCGTTGATGGCACCGATCACCGGCGGCGTTAGATAACCCATGCCGATCAGCGCGCGTGCATCTATTTTATAGACGCACTTTGCAAAGTATGGATCGCGCGCCGTGTCCTCACCGTTTATGCGTCCGGTGTCCTGCTCGCGGAAAATCCAGCCAGACCCAAGGCGGTAAGGCGTGGCCGTCAGCCCGCAGACGCGCAGGTTTGGGTTGCCTTCGCGCATCGCTGCGATGATATCACGCACCGTCGGCGTGATGCCGTGCGCCTCGTCGATGATGACCAAAGCATAACCGTTGGGCCCCTGCATTTGAAAGCGGCTGATCTTGTTCTTGACGGTCAGCGGAGAGCCAAACACCACAGGGTGCCGCAATTCCTTCATGCCTGCGGTGGCTGAGAAGGTGCTCGCCCGGTTTCCCGTGGCCAGAAATTTTTCGCGGTTCTGCATCACCAGCTCAGCACTGGGCGCAAGGCATAGCACGCGCTTTCCCGTCATACCGTGGATCACGCGCGCTATCTCTGCGATGATGTGCGATTTACCTGCGCCCGTAGCCGCGTCAATGATGAACGGTGCCGCGCTGCGCTTCATCCATTCCAAAGCCGCATCTGCCGCGTCCTGCTGATATGGGCGGAGTGTCATTTGACCACCCAATAGCTTGAAGGCTTGCCGCGATACGGCTCAAGATCGGCATTCGGGATCAGAGCCTTGACAGCCTTGGCATAGGCAATCGCGCCAGCCTTTTCGATCTTGGTCAGCTTGCGCCCGGCAAAGATCGTGTCCTTCTGACCAGAAATGCGAACCATATCAGCAAGCAATTCCTTCTTGCGTTCCTCTGCGCGGTCGATGGCCTCACAGATTTGGTCGTATTCAGCCGCGATCCGATGCGCCTCTGGCGTGTCGATGATCAGGCGCTTTGGCTCCAAGTGGATTGCAGGTTCTTCCCGCTCGGCCAAATACTCCGCATAAAACTGGCGCAGCTTGGGCAGATTTTCGTCCTGCCATGCCGTGTTGACCTTGACGCCTTCCAATGCAGAGCCTCGCGGCGACCACTGGTAAAAATCCCACCAAGGCCGATCCGTGACCCACATAGAAAACTGGATTTGATCGTAATAGTGCGGCTGATCTGCAAGCGTCTTAAACGCAGGCACTTCATCTTTCCGCAGGCCAAACGGGCATTTGATTTCCAACCCGTAATTGTCGCTGACCAACCCATCAGGGCTGCATCCCGCCCAATCCTCGCGCGTAATAAAGCCGACAGCCTCAACGGCGTTGCCCGTTTCCATGATGTATTCAGCCAGCGCCCCAGCCTCATTGCGCGTGCCGTATTCGGTGGCGATGTTGCCTTCAAACTCTGGCTCTGCCCCGACCCATTCCCGCACCATGCGGCGCATCACGTCGTCGCGCGTGGCATATGGCGCATTGCCCAAGATCGCCCCCACAGACGATGCTGTGATACGGCCTCTACGTGCTGCGTGCCATTCTTCTGTCCGCTGTTCCAATTTTGGCTCCTGTGTGTTTTGATGGTGTTGCCAGCGCCGCGCCTCTGAATGCTCAGGGTAATCGGCCACTCCCACCTTCGTGGCGCTGGCAACTTTGTCCCGGCTTAGATCAACCAGACCGGAGCAAACGGAATTTCATCGTCAACCAGTCCGGGCTTGGCATAACCGCCACCTCGCTGAGTGCCGAAGTCATCACGCGATCCAGTTGCTGCAGGAGCACTATTGGTCGGCAGTGGCTTGGCCTCGGCAACGTGAATGTCCTTCGACGCTTTGGATGCCACCGCTGACACCCAGTTGCCATGCATCATACCGCCGTTTCGCGTGTCCGGCATTGACCAGATCATCATAGTAGCGACCATCGGCTTGCTGGTCAGGTGCAGCAGATCGTCGTTGGTCGGGCGCCCCGGCTTTGCAGTCAGCTTACCGCCTGCGTTGGCGTCAATGGCTGCCAGCATCTTGCGGGCTTTGTCGCGCTTTTTCAGGCCGGACGCCTCGTCCTTTGAACTTGGGTCCATGTCCATGACCCACAGCTTGTGGAACACCTTGCGGTTCTTGTATTCCTCGGGCGCAAGGACAGTCCAGCGTGCCGAGATAAACTCCTCGCCAGTGGGCTTCATCTCCCACTTGCATTCGTCAATCATGGCCAGCACCGACGACCCTGCCGGGATTGGGTCCATGTTGCCCGACGGCACCTCATATTCGGTGCCAGTGTTTGCGGCTGTTTCGCCGTCGCTCAAATCCCAAAAGCCCATCATTCGGCTCCTTCTTCAGTGTTAAGTTTTACTCCGCCAAGCGACGGGATGACTTTTGCCAGCGGGTTTTCCCCGAGGTGGTAATCCAAAGGCTCGGTGATGCCGTAGCGGTTCTTGGAAACGTTGGCCGCCGTGGCGTGGCAGACCATTTCCAGATCGCCCGTGCTGATGGCCTTTTTGCGGTCGCCGTCCTCGCCCTTGGTGTAGGTCACAAGGCGCAGGAACCCGACAACATCAACGTCGTCGGTGTAGGGCGGCTGCGACTTCGGCGGCAGGCGCAGGGTCCAGCGCATGTAATCGTCAACGTCGGGCAGCTTCAGCGTTTCCACATCAGCGTGCGCCACGAAGACAACGTGCATCCCGCGCTTTTCGTTTGCCAGCCCAGCGCCTTTGCGGACGCGCTGGTGCATTGCAGACACCGCAGCCGTGCCAGCGCCGTAGCCGCCGAGGGCTTGGTTGATGCTCTTGGCCTTCGGGTCTTGCGCCAGAACATCGGCCACAAACAGCCGCTCCAGCGCCGTCACGCTGTCGATCACCAGAGTCTGGTAATCGTGTGGCTCGTGGATCACGGCAGTGATTTGCTCCCAAAGCTGCGCGGCGTTTTGCAGAAGCGGAAACGCATCTGGGCGCTTGTCGGCTGGGATAGCTTGCATCCCATCTTCTGCGCGGATGAAGATCGGCTTGGGGAATGCCGCCGCGAGGCTTGTCTTGCCCCGCCCAGCATCGCCGCAAACTGTCACGATGACAGGCCGGTCAACCGGCTTGCGTGCTAACTCCATGATTGACATGGATCGTTCCTTTCATGTTTGGCACCTTGTGCCGTGCGTGGCGGGTCACGCTCCAAATCCCGCATATTGACAATGCACGCTGCATCATGGCATGTCAATAGGGCATGGTGCACAAATCAGGGGAGAACAAATTGCTGACACTCGACCATATAAAGCGCTTACTTTCTGACCGACGGCTAGATGTTGTGTCACGCGCCACGGGCGTTCACCGCAACACTTTGGCTGCCATTCGAGACGGTAAGAACACCAACCCGACGCTCAAAACGATTGAGGCTTTGTCGGATTATCTTTCGCCACGTGACGCATGACCCACGATCCTGACTTTCCCGCGCCTGTTCGGCCTGCACGTCCAGCGCACATCGTCTCGCAGGCGGTTGTCTATCTTGACACGCTGGCTGAGCAAGACCCCGAGGCTGTTGCATGGGCCGCCTATGATTGGCTGAACATCCGCGCGGCTGGCTTGCCACTTCTGCCGCTTATTGACGGCACCGCCCGCGATGACGCAAGGTTTTGGGCTGAGACTGCGAACCCATCGGAACTTGAATGCTATGCGCTTGCCGCCGTCGACAGGCTTGGCGGCATGAGCGGTGGTCATGCGCTGTTTGCATCGCGGCAGATCAAGCGTCTTGTCGGCGCGCTTTGGAGGCGTATGTCGCCCAGCGAACAATCGGCCTTTGTAAAGTGGGCCGCAGATCAAATGGAAGGTAAAAAATGAGTGCCGACGATTTTGCAGACTTTGAGGCTGGCTATAACGGCGCCAAGTTCGGGCAGGCACCTCAAGCCGCGCAAGCCTATTCACAGGACGAGTTTAGCGCCGAAGATTTCGCACCGCCCGCGCCAGAGGCCCCGGAAAGCAACGACCGTTTCCCGCCCCCCTTTCCCCTTGACGGCCTAGACCTTCTCACCCCGCCCGGCTTTGTTGGTGATGTGGCCGCGTGGATCGACAGTCAGTGCCGCTATCCTCGCCGTCGCTTGGCCGTGGCATCTGCTATTTCTGCCATTGGCAACATCGGCGGCCTTCGCCACGAAGACCTGCGAGATGGCGTCACAGCCAACATGTTGGCTTTCTGCGTGGCTGCCAGCGCCACCGGGAAAGAAGCTGTTATGCAGGCCCTGACCGATCTGCACATCGCGGCGGGCGTGCATTACGCGCTGCAAGGCGGCATCAAGTCCGAGCAAGAGATCATGCGGAACTTGATCGAACACCAGTCGGCTTATTACATCATCGATGAAATCGGCATTTTTCTCATCAAGGTTCGCAATGCCCAGAAGCGGGGCGGTGCTGCCTACCTTGAGAGTGTGTTCGGCGCGATCATGTCGGGCTATTCAAAGGCCAACAGCCGAATGCTTTTGCAGGGCGACACCAAGCGCGACCTTCGCAAGATGTTTGGCGGGATGCTGGCCAAGGCCGAAGATGATGGCCGCGATGATCTAATCGCCCGCGCTCAGCGTATGCTAAAGATGGTGGATGAAGGCCTTGATCGCCCGTTCCTATCCGTGGTCGGATTCACAACGCCCGGCACCTTCGATCAAATCATGGACGGTGAAACGGCAACGCAGGGCTTCGTGGGCCGCGCGATCATCGTGGCCGAAACAGATAACAACCCAGAAGAACGAGAGAACTTTCGCAAGCGCCCGATGCCGGAAAACCTTGCCATGAGGCTGGCGCAGATTTTCCACGGCGGTAACTTTGACGTGATGAACAGCGGCGGGCGTGTGGAGTATTCCGGCGACCGCGAACCCGTTAAAACCGACGATGATGCCAGCGATATGCTCCGCAAGGTGTCCAAGTGGCTGCACGCCTACGCTGAGGAGATGGGCGAGAACACCGGCGAGGCATCCGTCGCCATGATCCGGCGCGCCTATGAATTGGTCGCTAAGATCAGCTTCATTCTGGCCATACCAACAGCCCAGAGAACCGCCGAGCATGTGCGCTGGGCCTTCGCCTATGTCCGCGCCGAACTCGACGCCAAGATCAAACTGGTCTTCGCCAATGACAACTCCAAGGATCGCCCAGAAGAAGCAATCGCCGCCCGCGTCATCAACTACATCGACCCAGACAAGGGCGCATCAACCAAGGTGCTGGCAAACCGCATGAGAATGAAGCCCGAGGCGCTTGAGCCGATCCTGAACAAGATGGTGAGCGCAGGCATGATCCGTCGCGAGGCTGGCAAGAAGGCTTGGAAGGGGAAAATCCCAGATGTTTGGGTGGTGGCGTGATGGGGCGCGCTTTTGGGCGCGCCATCCAACATGTTTACGCAATGATACACGTTGTTTTTGCGATGTTTTATCACTTAAGTATTTGATTTTATTGATTTATTCATGTTTACACGGATTTGGTCGTAAGAGGCATAGATATACCCATATGGGGTGCCACAGTGGGATTCCTATAGAGGGTCTATGGGTAAAATAAGTAAGTATATATATATGTGTAAACATATAATATCTATAGAAAAGCCTTATAGGCCAGTGGGTTGGAAGTTATCAAGCCTGTGTATCTTGGCGCGTAATGTGCAAACATCTTGGATGGGCAAATGACCAACACGATCTACATCACCGGCGACACCAAGCAGGATGCCCTCTACCGCGCGCTGGGCGAGGCGCAGAAGGGCGACCGCATCGTTTACCATGTCGGGCAGTGCTGCGGCGGACTGCATCGCTACGCGGCTGCCAAAGCGGAATCTGAAAAGCTGTGCCTGCTCTTCTGCAGGCGGGCTGGTCCGGGCCTCTTCGAATACATCGCCGTGAAGCGATAATCAGCCGGGCTTCCTTTTCGTCAGCACTGAGCGTATAATGCCCGCCAACCAATCCGCACCGTGAACGACAGAGCGAGGGAAGCATGCCAGCCGGACGGCCTACGAAATACGACCCCTCGATGTGCGACATCGTCATAGCCGCAGGCGAAGAAGGTGAAACCCTCGCAGGAATGGCCGAAGCATGTGATGTTGATAGGGCAACAATTACAAACTGGATGGACGAACATCCTGAATTTTTCAGCGCCGTAAAGCGCGGACTGCAGCGCGCGCAGGTCTGGTGGGAGCGTCAGGGCAAGCTGGCAACCTTCGGCTCAGTTCCCGGCTTCAACGCGACCAGCTACATCTTCAACATGAAAAACCGCTTCCCGAACGATTGGCGCGAGAAGCAGGACGTTGACCTGACCTCCTCCGACGGCTCCATGACGCCGCAGGCCTTGAACCTCAAGAACCTCACCGACACCGAACTTGCGGCTATGGCCAAACTCATGGCTAAAGCTCAGGCCCAACCCAAAGAGCAATGAACGCTCAGCTCAGCCCCGAGGTCATGCTGGACCTCATCCGCAAGGAGCAGGAGCGCAGGGCGGCGTCAGCATCGCTTTACGAGTTCGTTCGCCAAGCGTGGCATGTGGTTGAGCCCGGCGTCCCGTTCATTCCCTCGTGGCACATTGAGGCGATCTGCGAGCATCTTGAGGCTGTCAGCGCAGGCGAAATCCACCGCCTGCTGGTCAACATCCCGCCCCGTCACTCCAAGTCGACGATCGTCAGCGTCATGTGGCCCATGTGGGAGTGGCTGACCGATCCGGCGCAGAAGTTCCTCTGCGCGTCCTACTCGGGCAACCTGTCGATCCGCGACAACTTGAAAGCCCGGCGCCTCGTGCAGTCGCCGTGGTATCAGGAACGCTGGGGCCACATGTTCAGGCTGGCGGGCGACCAGAACGCCAAGCAGCGCTTCGAGAACGACCAGACCGGCTACCGCATTGCCACCTCGGTCGGCGGCACGGCAACGGGTGAAGGCGGCTCGCGCCTGATCCTCGACGACCCGCACGGCGCGCAGGACGCCCAGTCAGAGGCCATGCGAGAGTCGGCGCTGGAGTGGTTCGATCAGGTCTGGTCAACCCGACTGAACAACCCGAAGACCGACGCCATGGTCACTGTCATGCAGCGCCTGCATGAGAAGGACATCAGCGGCCACATCCTCGAGGACATCGGCGGGTGGGAACACATCTGCATCCCGGCTGAGTGGGACGGCGCGGCTCGGCGGACCATCCTCGGCCCGTACGATCCACGCAAGAAGATCGGCGAGCTGATCTGCCCGGAGCGCTTCGGCGAGAAAGAGATCACCACCCTCAAGCAGCTCCTCGGCGAGTACGGCACGGCTGGCCAGCTGCAGCAAGATCCGACCCCGACCGGCGGCGGCATCCTCAAGACGGACTACTTCGAGCTCTGGCCGTCTGACAAGGCGCTGCCGCAGTTCGAATACATCCTGCAGTCCTACGACTGCGCCTTCACCGAGAAGACCACGGGCGACCCCACGGCCTGCTCGGTCTGGGCGATCTTCACGCACAACAACGAGCGAAACGCCATGCTCATAGATGCGTGGGATGAGCATCTGTCTTACCCTGACCTGCGCAATCGGGCGATCAAGGACTGGGGCACAGAGTACGGCGGCACCAGCGTCAAGGACGGCATCAGGCGCGCACGCAGGCCCGATCGCATCCTAGTCGAGGCCAAGGCCAGCGGGCAGTCCCTGCTGCAAGATTTGCGCCTAGCGAAAGTGCCTGCGGTCGGGTATAATCCGGGCATGGCGGACAAGGTCAGCCGCGCGCATCAAGCCGCGCCGACCTTGGAGCTGGGGTTGTTGTGGGTGCCGGAGAGCGGGAAAAACCGTGGGCACGCTGTGAGTTGGGCGCAGCCCTTCATGAAGCAGCTCAGCAAATTCCCGGTGGCCGACCATGACGATTATGTGGACACGTTCACTCAGGCGATCATCTACCTGAAGAACGACGGATGGTTCGAACTGCCGCAAGCTCGTGACCGTGACGAGCCCAAGCAATACAAGCGCGAGAAGGGAAACCCTTATGCCGTCTAAAGAAAAGCCAGTCTGGGACAAGAAGCGGCCCAAGGGTCTCGGTGAGAGCAAGCCCCTCTCGGACAAGAAGAAAGACAGCGCCAAGCGCATGGCCGAGGCTGCGGGCCGCCCCTATCCGAACCTCGTCGACAACATGCGGGCCGCGAGGAAGAAATGATCGACAAAGACAGCTTGCCGCTCGACAAGCCGCGCCGCACGCCCGACCACCCGACCAAGTCGCACGTGGTCAAGACGCGCGTTGACGGCAAGGAAAAGATCATCCGCTTTGGTGAGCAGGGTGCCAGCACGGCAGGCAAGCCCAAGGAGGGCGAGTCGGATCGCATGAAGCAGAAGCGCGCATCGTTCAAGGCTCGCCACGCAAAGAACATCGCCAAGGGCAAGTCGAGCCCGGCTTACTGGGCGAACAAGGTCAAGTGGAAGACTGGGGGCGCTGTGGGGCTTGAGGAACTTGACGAGAAGTACGAGGGCATCAAGAAGCCCGACTTCTCGCTGCTGGAATCGTTTCAAGATTTGATCCGTACTTTGCAAAGCAAGGCCGCAGATGCGGGAACGCAGGAGTTCGACCCCGTGCGCGCTCTGGGCCGCAGCGGTGCAGCCGGAAGCTTAGAGGATCTTTACGAGGCCTACGCGGATGAGCCGAGGCCGCATGCTGCCCGCGTCGAGGCGGGAGGCAATGCCAATCCCGATCGAGCCAAGACGGCCAAGATGGTGTTTGATTCCTTCAAGGCTGCCGGGTTCTCGGATGCTCAGGCCAAGGCGCTGACGGCTGAGATCAACCGCGAGGGCAGCTTCAATCCGGCGTATCTGTACGGCTCGCACACCGACGCCGCCAACAAGGCGACCAATGTCGGCATGCTGAGCTGGCAGGGCGACCGGGCTGACCGCCTGATGTCGTTCATGGCTGATCGCGGGCTGATCGATCCGGCCGGCCGCATCGTTCCCGGTCAGGAGGCTCTCAACGCGCAGGCAATGTATCTGCGCGATGAGATGGAGAACGACCCCATCTATTCCAGAACCCGCGAGACGTTCTTGGGCAACCCCAACATCGACCCCGACGCGGCCCACGACATCTTGGGCAAGAACTTCATCCGCTGGCGCATTGATGACCCGAAGTATCGGGGCAGCGGCTTTGACCGCATCAGCGAGGGCTACGACATCCTCAACATGGCTCAGGGCTTCGCCGAGGGCGGCCTTGCCGAGCTTGACCACAAGTACAAGCGGGGCGGGAAGAAGAAGGAAGCATATGATAGCGCCCGCGCGGCGGCCAAGGAAGACAAGGGTCTGCCGTACAGCGAGCTGCTGATCGACAACCTCATCGGCTTGGACAACAAATACATGTCGGCCGGGGAGCGACTTGGGCAGGCGTTCAATGAGGATCCGCTTGGGTTTTTGAAAAGTGCTGGCAGCGCGGCCTATGAGGGTGCGAAGAGCGCTGTCACATCGCCCATTGAGACTATCCAAGGGGTTGGCGACTCAATCTATGGCAGCGGCGAATCCCTTCTGCGCGGTCTAGATGGCAAGACCCAAGAGCTGTTTGGGGTCGGCTATGACGATGCCACGCCCGATCAAATCACGCTGGCGCGGGAAGCGCTTGCTGGGGACGTGCTGAACGTGTCTCAGCTCATCCCCGGCGCGGTGGTGGCGAGAAAAGGGGTTGGTGCGGTTGGCGATACAATGCGCGCCGTTGGCCGTGATGTCGTGGATCGCCTCAACCAGCCCGGCCCGATGCCGACGACATATGCGAACCCGATCCCCGGCAAAGGCCCGTCAAAGATCCCGGATCTGCGCACGTTGCCGGTCGAGGAGGCTGTGCGCATTGCAAAGCGTGAGCCGCACCTCATTGAGAGCGGAAACCGCTCTGAAGGGCTTTACGTTGGTGGACCTCGCACCATTCAGTCAAAGCGCGACCTGAACAGAATGCGCCGTGAGCTTGATGCTTACATTGCAGCCGACCCGCGCGGTGGCGATTGGTATGACCGATATCGCGCCGGTGTAAACGAAGTCACGGGTGGCGATCCTGTGGACAATTACTGGATGACGAACCTTGAGGGCCAATATTCGGCTGGGGTTTCGCCTGAAGGCGAACTTGGCTTTGCACTCAAAGACACCAACAGCATGATTGCCACCGGCGATCCCGGTAAACCAGCGCGCCCCGCGCAGGCGGAAGCTTCGCGCAGAGCTGCAGCGACCGGAAGCCCGGATAATTTTCAGCTTGGCCCCAAAACTGGGGAATATGCAAAGCGCGTGGACCCCAGCCGTCAAGGTCTTGAGACTGCAACAGGCGTTAACGACTTCCGACACTTGCGGAATTTGGGATACACTGAGGTGGGCGGCGAAGCGCAGCGCAACGCGGTTGGCGCAGCGGGTCATCGATTTGCTGACTATGAGACTGCACTCGCAGTCGGTCGAGCCAACAAGGCTGGGCTGGCTGGCCGTTCGGACTGGACTGGTGAGCAGCTACAGGCAGCGCCGTGGGTTCGCCAGAAAGCTCTGGATCTGCTTGAGAGAGGCCAAGCCCCGTATGAGGCCAAGGCCACTTCCACGCTTCGGTCTCTTGGTCAGGATGCTACGCCAGAGCGTGTTGGCGAAATGGCGTATGAACTGGCGTTCCAAGACGCCAACAAGACCATTGCAGACTTCTTCCCGAAGCACACCGCTTTTGCCACGCACGAGGCGCAGCCCTATCGCTATGGCGATCACCTCTCGGGCCTGGCCGACGCGCCCTCGGACGTGAAGTCTGCATTTGCTGCAGATCCACGCTCAACATGGGCCATCGCCCCCGGTGGCCGTGATGCGATCTACTCGGGCCTGCGCTTTGGGGATACGGGATACGCAATGCGCGTTCGGCCGACGGTCGGCATGCAGGGTGTTTATGAAGCCCCCGGAGGGATGCTGGAATACAACATGGGTGAGGTTGCTCGCCCGCTTGTTTCCTTCGACAGCGGCAAGGTTAAGACCGTTTCAGCTCCAGACCGCGCGCTGCTTGACATGAGTGAGGCGCTGCGCGGGTATGTGGACTATCAAGGCGCAACACCTTGGCATAAAGCTTGGGTCGGTGGTCAGCCCGGCATGTCAAACTCTGTCGTCGCAACACGCTCAGCATCATCTCCTGCCACACCAGAAGACATAATCAAGTTGCGGGAGCTTGGCGCTAAGTACGGCCTGCCTGATGTGATCGACACTGGCGACGGGGTCACCTTCACTAACTTTGCAGACGACAGCTTCAATCTTGACAGCAAAGCCTATAAGGCTCTGAACCGTGAGATTGACAAGCTTGGCGGCTTCAAGAGCACTGACCGCGCAAAGATTGACAGCGGATATCCGGGATACGAGGGGACGTGGGAGGCTGGCATGGGATCTGGCGCTGCCACGCGTCAGCTCTTTACATACTTGGACGCTGCACCATCTCAGGCTCTAAAGGCACTTGATGCTAATCCGTTAATCGCCAAGGCGGCTCTCAACCGCCTTGAGCGTGACGCAGATTACGCCCAGCAATGGGGCGCTGCGCGTGAAGATGTGCAGAATGCCCGCCGGATTATTGGTGACGGCCCCGGATGGGTTAACCGTCTGCGGAAGGCTCTATCTTCTGGGGCTGTTTTGCCCGGTGTCGCTGCGGCTTTGATTGTCCCGCAGATGCAGGACGAGGAGAGCGCGCAATGACCATCGGTCCGTCAAGTGCCGCATATACGGCGGCCTCATCCCAACGATCAAGCTTTCCTGATCGCATGATGAGACCGTTTTCCAGTATTTCTGTCGCCATGTCTGCCTCCAAAATCGACATATCGTCAACTTATTTGAACAGGTTGTAAAATGCCAATGGAAAATGGATCTTTCAAAAATGAGTTTGCGGCTGGCGGCGCTGTCAAATACGATCCCTCTGCCGTAGACCGGATCATCAACCAACTTCGCGAGGTCAACCGTGGCTGATATGGACGAGAACGAGGACCGGCTCGAAGGCGAGATGGTTGAGCTGATGGATGAGACCTCCGAGGTCGAGGACACCGAGGACGGTGGCGCCATCATCCGCCTTGAGAACGAGGAAGACGAGCGCAAGAACCTTGAGCACTTCGCCAACATCGTCGACGAGGTTGACCCCGGCGAGCTCAAGGCGGCTGTGCATGATCTCCTTGAAAAGATCGACCGCGACAAGGAAGCCCGCGAAAAGCGCGACAAACTCTACGAAGAGGGACTGCGTCGTACGGGACTGGGCGATGACGCACCCGGCGGCGCGCAGTTCACGGGTGCGACTAAAGTCGTACACCCGATGCTGGTCGAAGCCTGCGTGGACTTCTCCGCGCGCTTTATGAAAGAAGTCTTCCCGCCTTCTGGCCCGGTGAAGAGCAAGATTTACGGCGAGTCTGACAAGGTCAAAGTTGAGAAAGCTCAGCGCAAGGCTGAGTTCATGAACTGGCAGACCACCGAGCAGATGACCGAGTTCCGGGGCGAGCTGGAGCAACTGAGCACGCAGCTCCCTCTCGGCGGCGGCCAGTACATGAAGTTCATGTGGAACCCGCAGCATCGCCGCCCGGCCAGCGAGTTCATTCCGATTGATGACGTCTACCTGCCGTTCGCCGCGACGAACTTCTACACCGCCGAGCGCAAGACGCACGTCCAGTACATCACGAAGATGGAGTACCAAAAGCGCGTCAAGTCTGGGATGTACCGCGACGTTGATGTCGGCATGCCCGAAGACCCGGACTTCAGCAAGGCGAGCCAAGCCAACGACAAGATCGAGGGCCGCAAGGATTCCAGCTATAACGAGGACGGCCTGCGCACGATCTTTGAGGTCTACACGTACCTGTCCTTCGACGAAGAAGACCTGAGCCCGTACATCCTGAGCATCGACAAGTCGAGCGGCCAAGCCCTCTCGCTTTATCGCAACTGGGAGGCCGAGGACAGCTACCGCAAGGAGCTGGACTGGATCGTCGAGTTCCCGTTCGTGCCGTGGCGCGGGGCTTACCCCATCGGCCTGACGCACATGATCGGCGGCTTGAGCGGTGCCGCGACGGGCGCCCTGCGCGCCCTGCTCGACAGCGCCCACATCCAGAACATACCCACGCTGCTGAAGCTGAAGGGCGGCCCCAACGGCCAGACCATCAACCTGCAGCCGACCGAGGTTGTCGAGATGGAGGGCGGCGCGCTGATCGACGACGTGCGCAAGCTTGCCATGCCGATGCCGTTCAACCCGCCGAGCCCGGTGCTGTTCCAGCTTCTGGGCTTCTTGGTGGATGCGGGCAAGGGCGTGGTGCAGACCTCGTTTGAGAAGCTGTCTGACCAGAACCCCAACCAGCCCGTCGGCACCACCATGGCGCTGATTGAGCAGGGCATGGTGGTGTTCAGCAGCATCCACTCGCGCCTGCACAGCGCCATGGCACGCTGCTTCAAAATCCTGCACCGCATCAACTCGGCATACCTGACCGAAGAAGACATCGCAGCGCAGGAATCGGGCCTTGAGATCGACCCGTCAGACTTCGACGGCCCGTCGGATGTCGTGCCGGTCAGCGATCCCGCGATCTTCAGCGAGACGCAGCGCTTCGCCCAGATTCAGGCCATCATGCAGCGGGCGGCCATGATGCCGCAGCTCTACGACCAGCGTAAGGTCGAGGAGATGTTCCTGCGCACCCTGAAGGTGCCGGGAGAGGAAGTCCTGCAGCCGCTGTTGACCGAGCAGGACATGGACCCGGTCAGCGAGAACGTGGCGGCTGCGATGGGCAGGCCGCTCTATGTGCTGCCGCGTCAGGATCACTTGGCGCACATTATGACGCACATGGCGTTCCTGAAGTCGCCGCTGCTTGGCGGCAACCCACCGATCATGCAGGCCTCGCTCTACGCAATGGCGCAGCACCTGAAGGATCACCTGCTGAACTACTACCTCGTCGAGTCGCACAATGCCGTGGATAAGGCAGAGCGTGAGGGTCTGATTGAGTCTGACGCCGAGCAGCAGGTCAAGCTGATCCTTCAGGTCCAGCAACTGATTGAGCAGCAGCTTGGTGGGTTCGGTCAGGAACTTGCGACCATCACGCAGGCTGCCGAGCAGTTCAAGCCGCAGCCGCCGATGCCGCCGGACAACAGCATGCAGATCGCGCAGATGAACATGCAGATGAAGGGTCAGGAGATGCAGCAGCGCGCTGCGATTGACCAAGGCCGCATGCAGATTGAGTCGCAGAAAATGCAAATGGATCAGCAGCTTGAGGCTCAGAAGCTCGCCGCGCAGCAGCAGGCTCGCGCTGAGCAGATGCAGCTTGATATGTTCAGGCAGCAGCAGGAAAGCATGCGCACCGCAGAGGAGATCGCGTCTCGTGAGCGCATGAACACGGCTGACAACGACACTGCGAAACTGCTTGCCGCAGCCGAGATGGCGACGGGTGAGAAGGTCGCGGTGAGCACAGGCACAGGATTGAATCCAAATCCATGAATTATTCCAAACACTACGAGGCGCTTGTCGCTAAAGCTAAGGCGCGGAGTAAGCCGAAAGGGTACGTAGAGCGGCATCATGTCGTTCCGCGTAGCTTGGGTGGGTTGGATGATCATAATAACCTCGTATGGTTAACCGCGCGTGAGCATTTTATCGCTCACGTTTTGTTGGCACACATTTATGGCGGCTCGCAGTGGTATGCCGTGATGATGTTTGCTGCCGGGGATCGACGCACGATTAATAGTCGCCTGTACGATTTAGCAAAACGCAAGCATGCTATGTGGATGTCTGAACGCTTCAAGGGGCATTCTTTGTCAAATGAACACCGTTCAGCCATATCCATAGGTCTTTTAGGGAATCGCAACACTGCGGGTAAAGTTTTGTCTGATGGCCATAAGTCTGCTATAAGTTTGGGACTTAAAGGCAATAAAAACACTTTTGGCAAACTGGCCAGTCAAAGCACCAAGACCAAGATGTCCGCCGCTCACAGTGGGGAAAAACATCATTATTTCGGAAAACGTCGTGACCCTGACACTTGTGCTAAAATTAGCGCCAAATTGTCTGGAGTTAAACGAGCCCCAAGGAGCGAAGAGACAAAAGAGAGAATACGCGCTGGCGTGATGGCGGCCAACGCAGCTAGCATCAATCCCAACCCCTGATAGGAGAGCGCTATGAGCGACGACCCGAACAAGTCCAAAGAAGTCCAGATGAACAGCGCCTTGGTTAAGCAAAAGCACCGCATGGCTGCAGGCGAGAAGGTTGACGGGCAGTCCCTGCCCCCCGCGCCCAAGGTTGAGAAAAACCAAGCGTGAGCATTGAAGCTAAACTGTTAAACCGGCTCAAGGCAGAACAGCAGCAGTTCGCTGTTGACGCCTTGAGTCGGCCACAAGCTCGCGATGCCTTTGAGTACGGGTATCGTGTCGGCGTCGTTGCCGGATATGAGGCAGCGATCAACGTACTCTTAAAACTTCTTGATGAGGAGAAATATAGTGACAACGACCTCTGAGAGCGCAATGGCGGAGGCTTTCCCGGACGTTGATCCGGGCGTACAGCCTTTCGGTAGCCGCGTTCTGGTTCAAATCCGGACCCCCAAGACGATGACATCGGGCGGCCTTATCCTTCACAGCGAATCCCGCGACACTGAGAAGTGGAACACGCAGGTGGCGAAGGTCATCAGCACGGGCCCGCTGGCGTTCAAGAACCGCAACACCCAAGAGAGCTGGCCCGAGGGTCAGTGGTGCAAGCCGGGTGACTTCGTTCGCGTACCCAAATACGGCGGCGATCGGTGGGAAGTCCCCTTGGGTCGGCGCGGAACGAATGGCGACATGGAGTCCGCTATGTTCGTGATTTTCAACGACCTTGACATCATCGGGCAGGTTACCTCTGACCCGCTGGCGATCAAGGCATTCATCTGAAAGGAGATGAACGATGACTAGAGGTGAATACCGCGTAGGGATCAATTTCAACCCGTCTGCTGACAACATGGTCGACAGGATTAAGCGCACTGCGGCGAATTTCATCGACCTGATCGACGAGATTCCGTCCCTCGGGGCCGAGACTGAGTGGCAGCTTGTCTTGGCGGGAGAAGTCGCCCGTCTCAAGGCGCTTGCCCAAACCCACATTGAGGATGCCGCCATGTGGGCCGTGAAGGCCGCAACCAAGCAGGAGCCGAAGTGATGCCTGAAGCACTCCGCGAAGACGACGACAATGATGAAGACATCGTCATTGTCGAGGACGAGAGCCAACTCTCGCAGAACAATGAAGACGATGACGACGATCAGGATGACGAGCAGGTAGCTCGATCCGGCGACGATGACACCGAAGACGAGCGCGAGGCTATCCGCGAGCGCCGCCGTCAGGAAAAGCAGGAACGCAAGGTGCGCCGCGATGAGGCCATCAAGCGTGACAAGCTGGAGCTGGACTTCCTGCGCAAGCGCAATGACGACCTTGAGCGCCGCGTGTCGGCCCAAGAGCAGCGCACGCACAAGATGGACCTGAGCAGCTTTGACGCCGAGATTTCTCAGGCGTCCAAAGAGGCTGAGATGGCTGAGCGCGTCATCGCCAAGGCGGTGGCGGCGGGCAACGGCGAAGACGTCACGCAGGCCATGCGCTATCGCGATCAGGCTCTGGCCCGCATTCAGTTGCTGAACTCCCAGAAAAACCAGTTCGCGGCGCAGCGGCCCCAGCCGCAGCAGATCGACGACATCACGATGACCTATGCGAAAGAGTTCATCGCGGAAAACCCATGGTATGATGCTCAGGGCCGCGACGAAGACTCAGCCATTGTCATCGCGATTGACCAGTCGCTCTCCAAGGACGGCTACGATCCGCGCTCAGCAGACTACTGGGACGAGCTGCGCCGCCGTGCGGCACGCCGTTTGCCCGAGCGGTTCGACGCCCAGAAGCCTGCCAAGAGAGCCGCAGAAGATCGCAACGAGCCGCGCCGCGAGCCTCGTGGTGGCCCTGCGGTGGGATCGGGCCGAGAGCACGCCCCCGCCAGCACTCGCAAGGAGATTTACGTCTCCCCTGAGCGCAAGCAGGCTCTCATTGAGGCCGGAGTGTGGGATGACCCCGTACTGCGCTCAAAATACGTCAAGCGCTACGCCGAGTACGATCGGCAGAACCGCTCTTGACCGGGATTGTGTTTTTAGCCATCCCGACTTATAGTTCACTCAATCGCTGGAAGGAGCGAGTAGCATGACCGACGAACGACTAAAGAAATCCGCTGGAGAAGGCCGCGAAAACAGAGCGCTGCAGGACCGCGCTGTAACTGAAAATCGCGAGATTTCCGATGATGAGCGGGTTGAGATGTTCCGTCAGCAGTTTTTTCAGTCCTCTCTACCGGACTTGCCAAAAATCCCCGGCTGGCACATGTGCTGGCTGACGACCACCAACCCGCGTGACTCGATCCATATGCGTATGCGATTGGGTTATGAACCCGTGAAGCCGGAAGACATTCCCGGCTGGGACTATGCCACGCTGAAGACAGGCGATTGGGCAGGGTTCATCGGTGTGAACGAGATGCTCGCGTTCAAGCTGCCGATTTCTCTCTATGAGAAGTACATGCTTGAGGCGCACCATCACGCACCCCTGCGCGAAGAGGAGAAGCTCACCGACACGGCTGAGTTCTTGGAGCAGCAGGCACGCGCCTCAAAGTCGAAGCTGCAAGTTGGGGAAGGCAATATGGAGATGGGGCTCGACCGAGAGGCGATGTTCGACCTCTCATGACGCAACCCTTTGACCAATCAGGAGCTCACTATGTCTTCGACTAGCGCACCCTTTGGTTTTCGTCCGTCTTACCACAACAGTGGCCAGATGCGCCCGAAAGCCTACACGATCGCTAGCACCTATGCGGCCAACATCTTTTCGGGTGACCCCGTAAAGCTGACCGACAACGGTGTTATCCAGCTCGGCACCAGCGATGGTACTCGTTCCGGCACCACCGACGGCATCACGCTGCTCGGTATCTTTGCTGGCTGCCAGTACCTCGACGCCTCGGGCAAGCCGACCATCAGCCCCTTCTGGCCTTCGGGCGCCACCGGCACGGAAATCGTTGCTTGGGTGTACGATGACCCGGAAACGCTGTACGACGTTCAGTACACCAACCCCTCGGCAGGCACCACGGTGCAAACCGCTGTGGGCGAAGAGTGCGACTGGACCGTGGCTTCGCCGGGTGGCTCGACCCAGACGGGTCTGTCGACCACCCAACTCACCGCAATTCAGTCGACCTCTGGCCAGTTCCAGATCACTGGCTTTGCATACAACATCAACGACTCTTTGACTGATGCCTATGTCACGGTTACCGTTCGCCTGAACGAAGCCGCGTACAAGGCCGCTGTCAACAGCATCTAAGGAGGGCTTGAACCATGGCTACCCCTATGCGCAGTACTGACTTTCGGTCAGTAGTCGAGCCCATCCTTAACGAAGTGTTCGACGGCGTCTACAATCAGCGCGCCGACGAATGGAACATGGTGTTCCGTGAGCAAAAAGGCATTCCGCGCAACTACCATGAAGAGCCTGTGCTCTATGGTTTTGGCGCTGCGCCGGAACTGCCCGACGGTATGGCTGTGTCCTACCAGTCCGGCGGCGTGCTGTTCCTGCAGCGCTACCTCTACAAGGTCTACGGTCTGGCGTTCTCGCTGACCAAGGTTCTTGTCGAGGACGGCGATCACATTCGTATCGGTCAAACCTACGCCAAGCACTTGGCTCAGTCGCTGATCGAAACGAAGGAAACGCTGGGTGCCAACATCCTGAACCGCGCCTTCAACGCTGCCTATCCGGGCGGCGACGGTGTGGCTCTGGTGAGCGCCTCGCACCCGATCGTCAACGGCACCTTCAGCAACCAGCTGACCACCCCGGCTGCTCTCTCGCAGACCTCGTTGGAACAGCTGCTGATCCAGATTCGCAACGCTGTTGACAACAACGGCAAGCGTATCCGCCTGACGCCGAAGAAGATCGTGACGGGTCCGTCGAACGTCTTCCAAGCCGAAGTGCTGCTGAAGTCGGTTCTGCGCACCGGCACCGCCGACAACGACATCAACCCCGTCAAATCGATGGGTCTGCTGTCGGACGGCCAAGCCAACCTCTCGCGTATCACCTCGACCACCGCTTGGTGGATCCAGACTGATGCGCCGGAAGGCCTGAAGCTGCTGATGCGTCGTGGCCTTGAAAAGTCGATGGAAGGTGACTTCGAAACCGACTCGATGCGCTACAAGGCGACAGAAAGGTATACGTTTGGATGGACGGACCCCCGTGGCGTTTACGGAACTGCTGGCGTCTGATAAGTAGCTGAAAACTAACAGTTTTTGGCTAACTGCAAAGTGGCCTCCCCGATACTAGGATACAATCCTAAACATCGGGGAGGTTTTTTTATGCAAAAACTCGGCCTCTTCAATGACGACCCTGCGCTACTAGTCAAGGCTCAGGCTTATGTGCTAAAGTATTCCTAGTCTGGGACTACACCCAGCTTGTCAGACCGGCCCAGCGGACGATGCACAGACTGACAGGCGACTCGTGCAAAAGAGGAAATCACCATGGCTTCGACAACTTTCTCCGGCCCGGTAACTTCGACCAACGGCTTCATCGGCGCGGTCACCGGCAACATCACCGGCAACGTGACGGGCAACATCACGGGCGACGTGTTCGCCTCGGTTCAATCCCTGTCCGGCGCTGGCGCGGTCAACGTGACCGACATGCTGACCTCGCTGACATCCACCGGCGCGGCTCAGGCTCTGACCTTGGCCAACGGCACCGCAGGCCAGATTAAGGTCATCACCCACACGGTTGATGGCGGCTCGGCTGTCCTTACTCCCACCACCAAGATTGGCTTCACCACCATCACCTTCACGGGTGTTGGCGAGTCGGCCACGCTGATTTACACCGCCGCTGGCTGGGCCATCATGGCTCTGAACGGCGCCGTTGCAGCCTAATTGGTGAAACCGAGGGGGCCGACACAGCCCCCTCCTCATTGAGGAGATAGGTATGGCTGACGCTGTTACTTCCCAGACGATCCTTGATGGTGAGCGGTTGTTCATCGGCAAGTTCACGAACATTTCTGATGGCACGGGCGAGTCTGCGGTCGTAAAGATCGACGTCTCCACCCTGAACCCCAGCGCGGCGGGGAATGCCTGCAACGGCGTCAAGATCAACAAGATTTGGGCGCAGACGCAGGGTATGGCCGTTGACATCCTCTGGGATGCCACGACCGATCTGATCTGCGAGACGATCCCTGAAAATCAGTTTTACCTGATGGATTACTCGTCGTTCGGCGGCTTCCCGAACAATGCAGGCACGGGCAAAACTGGTGACGTGCTGTTCACCACTGTGGGCGCTGCGGCTGGTGATCGTTACACCATCACGCTGGAGTGCATCAAAACCTATGGTACGCAGCCGTAAGAGGGTGCCATGTCAGAGGTAATGCTGTGGAACACCATCCTGTCGGTTCTGCTCGCGTTGATCAGCTGGGTTCTGAAGGAGAAATCCAACGAGCTCAGCCGGATCACCATACTGCTGAATCGTACGAGAGAAGAAGTCGCCAAAGAATATGTCACCAAGGTCGAGGTGCACGCTGACATTAACCGGGTAATGACCCGGCTGGAAGTCTTGGACGCGAAGCTAGATCGGCTGATCGAGGGCTATCACTCAGATAGGAGCATAAAATGAGTAAGTCTCTAAAATACGTGTCAGACTTCCAGTTCCCCAGCGAGTGCGGGTTCACTGGATCGACTGGCAAGACGATGGTCAAAGGCTATGCACGCGGCGGTCACACCGACGTGGCCAAGGACAAGGCCATGATCAGTGCCGCCATGAAAAAAGACATGGCGCAGGACAAGGCTATGGTGAAAACCGCCGTCCACAAGCATGAAAAGAGCATGCACAAGGGCGAGCCTCTGACCAAGATGGCCATGGGTGGCGCGGCTAAGGCCAAGGACGCGATGCGCAATGAGCGCGCTGAGATGTCCCGCATCAAGCAGGAAACCCGCAGCGAGCGTAAGGATGCAGGCGAGGAGATGTCGCGCGTCCGCAAGGAGATGCGCTACGACGAGGCCAAGCTGAAGAGCGACATGCCGATGCGTAAGCAGTATCCGACCAACCGCAGCGAGCCGATGATCAAGGCGATGGCGGGCGGCATGATACGGGACAAGAGCAAGCTTGGCATCGAGGGGAACAAAAACCCCGGCGAGACCAAGATGCACACGGCCCCCGATCTTCCCGGCCCGAAGACCATGATGAAGCGCGGCGGCATGACCCCCAAGCAGGAAGCCAAGGTCGGCAAGGTCATGGGCGAGTTCAAGGCTGGCGAGCTGCACTCGGGCAGCAAGTCTGGCCCGATGGTCAAAAGCCGCAAGCAGGCCATCGCCATTGCCATGTCCGAGGCGGGCAAGAAAAAGAAGTGACTTTCTCTTTCAGGGGGGTTGGTCTATAATTCCCCTGAACAAACTCCCGAGGCGTGCTGAACCAGCGGCCAGCTTTGATCACGCAGCGGAGACAGTATGGCCTATTCCGGGAATGTGAGCGGCACGACGTTTAACGCTCTGAAGGTGGTAGATCACGCCTTCAGACGCTGTCGTTTGCCCGCTCAGGCCATCACCGCCGAGATGCAAACCTACGCGCTCGACTCGCTGTACCTGATGCTTTCTGAGCTTGCCAACATCAGGACGCCCAGCTGGTGCATCGAGCAACTCATCCTTCCCATGTATGAGAACCAGCCGCTGATCACGCTGCCGCCGGGCACCGTCGAGGTCTTGAACCTGAACTACCGCGTGCTGCAGCTGCTCAGTGGGGCTTCGGTCACCACGTCCACCAGCTACACCGTCAACTTCACCACGCAGACGGTGGTGAACACGGTCGGCATCAAGTGGTCGGCGGCTGCCGTGCCCGTCAACTTCCAAGTCAGCACAAATGGCTCGTCGTGGACGACCGTGGGGACATCAAGTGTCACGGCATCGGCTGGCGATATTACGTGGACCGACATCAGCGGCGCTCTGGCCTATGCCTATTTCCGGATCGTAGCGACCAGTGGCACCCTGAATTTTTCTGCGATTACGCTGGGCAACCTGCCGCAGCAAATCCCGCTCGGCCAGCTAAACCGCGACTCGTATGTGAACCAGTCGAACCTGCAGTTCCCCGGTCGCCCGAGCAACTACTACTTCCAGCGCGACCTGCCGGAGCCTGTGGTCTATCTTTGGCCCGCGCCGTTCTCGGCTGCAGAGCAAGCGCAGCTGATCCTGTGGCGTCACCGCCAGATCATGGACACCGAGAACCTGCAGCAGGAGGTCGAGGTACCGCAGCGCTGGCTGCAGGCCATCGTCGATGGTCTGGCCAGCAAGGTCGCCGCCGAGACGCCGCAGGTTGACGCAGCCTTGATGCCTCTCTTGGAGCAGCGTGCGGCTGTGAGCATGCAGCGTGCGTGGGACGGCGACAATGACGGCTCGCCAATCCAGATTAACCCCGGCATTAGGGCGTACACCGCATGAGCAATTCGCTGTACCTAGACCCTACTGGACAGCCGACATACGGTATCGGAATTTGCGGACGCTGCTCGCGCAAGTTTTTTCTTTCCGAACTGGCGCCGGACCCGAACTATCCGGGGCTGATGGTCTGCCGGGAAGATCGCGACCAATACGACCCATACCGACTCGCCCCTCGCCCACCGGACCAGATCGTGCTCCCGTTTGTACGCCCCGACACGCCGATCAACACCCGCCCCGCCGGGTTGATCCAAGAGCAAGGCAACGAGTTCATCATCACGGAAGATGGTGACGGATACTTGGAGCTATAAATGTCAGACGTACCCAGCAATCTGATCCCAACCCGCGTCACGCAGCTCCCCGTCGCCCCCGTGGCCGACGAAAACTCGCTGATGATGATCGTCTATCAGGGCAACAACTACCAAATCCGGGTGGGTGACCTGCTGAGCGTGGCGGGCGTGCCGACGTCGCGGCAGGTGATCGCTGGCACGGGCCTACAGGGTGGCGGGCAACTGTCGTCCAACGTCACGCTGTCGATCGCCAACGGTGGCGTGGGCTCGGTGCAGCTCGCATCGTCCGGCGTGACGCCGGGCTCCTATGGTTCGGCCACTGAAATCCCTGTCCTGACCGTCGACACCACGGGCCGCGTGGTGGCCGCCACGACCATCGCCGCGTCAATCAGCGGCTATGTCCCGGACAGCCGTCAGGTCATCGCCGGGACGGGCCTGAGCGGTGGCGGCGCTCTCACTGGTAACGTCACCCTGACGGCCAATCTGTCCAGCGCGACGCCGCTTGTTTTGGATGGCACGGGCACGGCTGGCGTATCTACGAATATGGCTCGCGCCGACCACCAGCACCCGGCAGTTGATCTTTCCGACCAAGCGCAGATCAATGGCATTTTGCCGCTCGACCAAGGCGGCACGGCACGCAGCCTCGTTGCTGACGCTGGTGCGATCATCTGGTGCGGCGCTGATGGCCTTTATGTCGGCCCGGTCGGCAATGCGGGTCAGGTTCTGGTGTCGAACGGCACCGGGGAGTACACGTGGGGCTCCGCGCTTCTGGTGGTCGATCAGCCTGCCAACGTGATCTACGCTGGCCCTGCCGCTGGCCCAGATGCGCCCACAGCCTTCCGCGCCATGGTCAACGCGGACTTGCCGAACTCCGGCGTGTCGGCCAACACCTACGGCTCCTCAACGGCCATCCCGGTCATCACGGTCAACGCCAAGGGCGTCATCACGGCGGTGACCACGGCGAGTTTCGGATCAGTGACTTCGGTCAACGGGCAGACGGGCGTCGTGGTTTTGACTGCGTCTGATGTCGGTGCACCATCAACGTCAGGCACGGGTGCCACCGGCACGTGGGGCATCAGCGTCAGCGGCAACGCGGCGACCGCGACCAACGTGGCGGGCGGCGCCGCGAACAAGATCGTCTACAACACTGGATCAAACACCAGCGCCTTCATCGACGCGCCGACGCTGTCTGCGACGTTCCTGAAGTGGACAGGGTCTGCCTTCACGTGGGACACCGCAGGCGCGGGCACTGTGACGTCGGTCGATGTATCGGGCGGCACTACGGGCCTCACGACGACTGGAGGCCCGATCACCTCATCCGGCACGATCACGATCGCTGGCACGCTTGCTGTGGCCAATGGCGGCACCGGGGCTACGGATGCGAGCACAGCCCGCACCAACCTCGGAGCGGCTGCCTCTGGCGCGAATGCCGACATCACCTCCATGACCGGCGTCACGGGCGGCATCAGCTCGCCGGACTTTATCCAATTCGACACCACGGCCACCGTGACGGACGCCACCGGGCGCCTTTATTACGACGACGCCGACATGTTCCAGACGCTGGCGTTCCAGATGAACGGCGCCGTGATCCAGCACGTCGGCGAGGAGATGTACTACCGCGTCAAGCTGTCGGCTGGTGCGACCAAGGGCCAAGTGCTCATGTTCACGGGCACGCTTGGCGCAAGCGGTGGCTTGACGGCTGCGCCTGCCACGGGCCTCTTGCCGGAGCAGTCCAGCTACATCCTCGGCATCTCAATGCAGACCGGGATTACCAACGACTGGGTAACGGTTGTTCAGTTCGGTGAAATCAAAGGCATCAATACCACAGGCGGGGCCGAGACTTGGGCTCAGGGCGACGTGCTTTACTACAATCCGGCTGTCGCTGGCGGGCTGACAAAGAACAAGCCATCGGCTCCCAATGCCATCGCCCTCATGGCCGCTGTCGTCTACGCCGACGCTTCCAACGGCATCCTGTTCGTGCGTCCGACATACGGCACGGTTCTGGGCGGCACCGATGGCAACGTGCAGTTCACCTCGCTGACGGGCGGCGATGTCATCGTCTACGACAGCGTCGATTCGCGCTGGGAAAACCGGACGCAAGCCTCTCTCGCCGTAGGGACAGCTACCAACCTCGCAGGCGGCGCGGCCAGCCAAATCCCGTATCAGACCGGCGCCGGTGCGACGACGTTCTTGGCTAACGGCACGGCTGGGCAGGTGTTGCTGTCGAATGGTGCGAGCGCGCCGAGCTGGGGCGGAATGGATGGGGGGACGTTTTGATGAATAAGCTATCGCGTTGCCCTGAATTTAAGGGCATAATGCCCGCTAACAACCCTGAAAAGAGGTAACAGCAATGCCGCAGACCGGATACACTCCGATTCAGCTGTACCGCAGCACCACGTCAGGTGCCGCGCCTTCCGCTGGCAACCTGAACCCCGGCGAACTCGCGATCAACATCAATGATGCCGACATGGCCATCTACGCAGAGAATGCGTCGGGGACGGTTAAGCGCATCATCAACAACCCGGCGGGCCTTAAATATCCGACAGCAGACGGAACCGCAGGCCAAGTCGTCAGCACGGATGGCTCGGGCAACCTGACATTCACAACGCCGTCTGCGGGCATCTCAGCTGGCAAGGCAATCGCCTTCACCCTGATTTTTGGATAAGGAGATAAACTGTGGCAGCCCCGAATATCGTCAACGTCACCTCAATCATCGGCAAGTCTGCCGTGATTGACCTGACTTCCACCAGCGCCACGTCTGTGTTGAGCAACGCGGCGTCATCCAACAAGGTCTTCAAGATTGAGTCGCTGATCGTGGCAAACGTGGACGGCACCAATGCCGCCGACATCACGATCAACTACTACACCGCTGCGGCTCTTGGCGGCACGGCCTCGCAGATCGTGAGCACGGTCTCGGTCCCGGCTGACTCCTCGCTCGTGGTCATCGACCGGAACACCTCGATCTATCTTGAGGAAGACAAGTCGATCGGTGCGACGGCGGGTTCCGCAAACGACCTGAAGGTGATAATTAGTTACGAGGACATTTCGTGACGTTAGGAGGCTAGTATGGCTACGTCCCAAGGCGGCTATGTCGACGGCGGCTTTGACCTTCTGAAAGCCCCCGACGCCCCGACCATCACGTCTGTCACGACCAGCATCGGGTCTATGTCCGTGGCATTCACTGCGCCCGCCAACCCCGGCGGAAGCGCGGTCACGGGCTATACGGTCACGGCGATCAACGAAAGCACCGGGGCATCCGTCGGCGCGACTGGGTCGGCGTCTCCTATTAGCATTTCACCCGGTGGCGGCACGTTCAGGGTTCGCGCTGCGGCGACCAATATCTATGGGCCGGGTCGGGTGTCTGCGTTCAATACGGGGAACGTGGTGTTTTCTGGGGCGGAGCTGGAGACTTGGGGCGGAAATGGTTTCGGCCAACTTGGACTTGGGGACACGGTTGCTCGTTCTAGTCCTGTTCAAGTGGGAGCGTTGCAAGCATGGTCAGTTGTTTCATCGGGCGGATACGCTTCAGCCGCTATAAAAACTGACAACACCTTGTGGGCTTGGGGCTACAATGGCACCGGTGGACTTGGTGATAACACCATCATTACCCGCTCCAGCCCTGTTCAGGTTGGCGCTTTAACCGTATGGGCAACGGTCGCTGTTGAGGGCAGTGCTACTGCTGCTGTTCGAACCAACGGGACTCTCTGGACATGGGGCCTAAACAATGCTGGTCAGCTTGGTCAAAATTTCAGCGGCTTTCAAAGGTCTAGTCCGATTCAGGTCGGAGCGCTTACAGATTGGGCGAAAGTGACGGCCTTCAAGCAAGGTTCTGCGTTCACCTCAGTCAAAACAAACGGCACTTTGTGGGCGTGGGGGTCAAACGCTTCAAGCAAGCTTGGAGACACTACGTCTACCTATCGGTCTAGTCCTGTTCAGATAGGGGCTTTGACCAATTGGTATTCGACTGCAGGGGGGTATAGACACTGCATCGCGGTGAAGACAGACGGCACTTTGTGGGCGTGGGGTTACAATGGGAATGGGCAGCTAGGTCTGAACTCTGTTTCAGGGGTGGCATCCCCCAACCAAGTCGGGTCGCTGACAACTTGGGCGATTCCCGCCGCCGGGAGAGATCATTCAGCAGCAACCACAACAAACTTCACCTTGTGGGCATGGGGCCGTAACAACCACGGGCAACTTGGACAAAACAACCTGACCGACCGCTCCAGCCCCGTTCAGGTTGGCGCGTTGACCAATTGGCAAAAGGTCGACGCCGCATCTTTCCATACGGCATGCGCAAAAACGGATGGAACGCTGTGGGAGTTTGGTAGAAATAATAACGGCCAGCTCGGAGACAATACGATTGTTAACCGATCCAGTCCGGTGCAGGTTGGTGCATTGACAGGCTGGTTTGATGTATCTGCTGGCGGCACCTTTGGAAGCGGTTTCACCCTCGCCCTCTACGGAGTAACCTAAATGCCGAATTTCTCCGCAAAATGGGGCTTGATGGAGCAACTGCAGGCCGTGGCCGCAGGGACGTGGACGGGGTTGCCGACGTATGAGTTGTATGCGTGGGGGCAGAATAGCAGCGGGACGCTTGGACTAAACGACAGAAATGGGCGTTCTAGCCCGTCTCAAGTTGGAACACTAACCAATTGGGATGCAAGCTCGTCTGGCCAAGGCTTTATAGGTGCCTTGAAAAGCGATGGCACCTTGTGGATGTCTGGGTCAAACAATAACGGGCAGCTCGGAGACAACAGTGTTATCAATAGATCAAGCCCTGTTCAAGTCGGGTTACTGTCGGACTGGTCTGTAATCGCCTGCGGCGCTGGGTTTACCGTTGCAGTAAAAAACAACAACACGCTTTGGGCTTGGGGGTACGGAGATGCGGGGCGGTTGGCAAACAACTCATACTCTAACCGATCAAGCCCGATTCAAGTCGGGGCGCTAACAAATTGGGCCAATGCAAAAACTTCTTTGGTTAGTGTCGGCCACGCAGCTGCAGTAAAGACTGACGGCACTCTTTGGACGTGGGGTAGCAATGCTGTAGGCCAGCTTGGGGTTGGAAACACTATATCCCGCTCCAGCCCAGTTCAGGTTGGGGCGCTTACAGACTGGAGCATAATTGCTGTGGGCGTAGGAAACGTTGGTTCGATTAAGGCTGATGGAACTTTGTGGACTTGGGGTGAGAATGCAAACGGTCAGCTTGGGAACGGGCTATCCGGAATCGGTAACAGGGCTTCTAGCCCTGTAAAGATTGGGGCTCTTACCGACTGGTCTAAACTTAGCGCCGGAAGCTATTGTTTTATGGCCGTAAAAACTGACGGCACGCTTTGGGCGTGGGGCAACAATACGCAAGGGGAACTCGGACAGGACAACGTTATCGCGCGGTCTTCTCCGGTGCAAATTGGTGCCCTCACAACTTGGTCAAGCGTTTCCGGCCCCTCAGCCATCAAAAATGACGGGACACTTTGGGCTTGGGGTTCCAACGCCAGCGGCCAAGTTGGCGATGGAACCGTTGTTCGTCGTTCGAGTCCTGTTCAAATTGGCTCCTCGACCGCGTGGCTCAGTACTAGCAAAAATGATGGGTCAGGTGTTTCAACGGCCATCTACCAAGGCTCCACCAACTAATGCCCCAGAAAACCTTCCACTTCCTCGCAGGCCTTCCCCGCTCGGGCAGCACCGTCCTTGCCGCGCTCTTGAACCAGCATCCCGACCTTCACGCCAGCCCCACCAGCGGCATGGGCGAGGTGATGTTTAACACGTTCAAGGCGTGGCAGGGCAGCTCGGCTGAGCAGGCGGCACCGGACGAAGACCAGATCAAGGCTGTGCTGCGCGGCATCATGGACGCCAAGTACGCCAAGGTGGAAAAGCCTGTCGTGATCGACAAGGCGCGGAACTGGGCAGAGGTCTCAAGCCTCCGGGTGCTGCACGAACTTCTGGGCCGAAAGCCGAAGATCATCGCCACCGTTCGCAACATCGACGACTGCGCGGCATCCTTCGTGCGCGTGGCGAAGCCCAACGATGTCGAGGACTTCCTCCGCAACAGCGACCTGATCGACCACCTCAAGAAGTCCTATCAGGTGCTTCTGACGGGCTTCAACTACGACAAGTCCTGCTTCCTCTTTGTCGAGTACGAAGACCTGATCGCCGACCCCAAGAAGCAGCTGGCCCGCATCCACGAGTTTCTTGAGATCGGCGACTTCGACTACGACTTCAACCACCTCGACGAGCATGCCCCCAAGGAGCGCGACGAGGAAATCTGGCAGGTGCCGGGCCTGCACACGGTGGCACCGAAGCTGGCCAAGCGTCACAACGAAGACTCCGCCGACATCCTCCAGCACATGCGCCAGAACTTCGTGCAGCCCTGCTTCTGGCGCGAGAAGCCGCTGACGACCGAGATGATCCACCCGCTCGACATGCAGTTGGCCGCCGGGATCATTGGCGACTTCAAGCGCGGCGAGGAGATCGCTCAGGAGCTGGCGATCAAGGAGCCGAAGAACCATCGCGCGGCCTTCAATCGCGGCTGGTACGAGATGCGCAAGGGTCACCTGCACGACGGCATGATGCTGCTTGAGCGTGGCCGGATTGAGAAGGTTTTCGGCAACGAGGCACCGAAAGTGCCGACGCCGCTCTGGGATGGGCAGCAGGTCGGCACCGCGCTCTTGAACCTTGAGGCGGGCTTGGGCGACCAAATCCACGGCCTGCGCTTTGCCCGCGAGTTGAAGAAGCGCGGCAATCAGGTCATCGTGGCCTGCTCCGGGCCGCTGGCCTTGGTGGCACGTCAGGCCGAGGGCGTGGACATGGTCATCCAGCACGAGGCTGCCTTCGGCGTGGTGCATGACTTCTGGCTGCCCAGCATGACGGCCAGCCTGCCCATGCGGTGGCAGTACAAGGACATCGACGGGTCGGCCTATCTGCCGCGCCCGCACACGAAGGGTGCCAAGCTGCGGATCGGCCTGCGCTGGCAGGGCAACCCCGAGTTCGAGCATCAGCAGCATCGGCTCTTCCCGGCGCAGCTTCTCTTTAACGCGGTGCGGGGCTTGGATGTCGAGTACGTCAGCCTGCAGCGTGACGAGGGCGCGCAGCATCGGCCCGCGTGGGTTCGGGAGTTGAACCTTTCTTCGTGGTCGGACACAGCTTCGGCTGTTGCATCTTGCGATCTTGTGATATCGTCATGCACATCGGTGGCTCACTTGGCTGGTGCCATGGGCGTTCCGACATGGATTGTGGTTCCGGTGTTGCCGTATTATCTTTGGGCTAAGCCGGGACAGCGGACGGAGTGGTACGACAGCGTTCGCCTCTTCCGTCAGAGTGGACATGGGGACTGGACGACAGTCTTTGGGGAATTGAAAAAGGAGCTTCAGCATGCCTACGAAAACGGGCTTCTGGATTCGGGTCAAGAACGGTCAGGTTACGGACGTCTGGGACTACAAGCCGTCGGCTGACAAGCTGGCGTCTGAGCCCGGCTGGCGTGAGGCTGTCGAGGTTCACCCCGACATCGTCCCGAACCGCGAGATTTACACCACGCACCACTTCAACATCGACGCAGAACCTGCGCAGATTGTTTGGGGTTCGCGCGAGGTGAGCGTCGAGGAGCGTCAGGAGATGCTCATCTCGGCGCAGAAGGCTGCCTATACCGCAGTCGTGAACGCCGAGGCGGCGAAGGAGGTCAACGACAACCCGGATGACTTCTACGACGCCGCCGTTGCTGCGGCTGCCAAGGCGACTCGCGATGCGAACATCGTGGCCATCA